CCGCCGATGCCGCCGATGCCGCCGATGCCGCCGATGCCGCCGATGCCGCCGATGCCGCCGATGCCGCCGATGCCGCCGATGCCGCCGATGCCGCCGATGCCGCCGATGCCGCCGATGCCGCCGATGCCGCCGATGCTTCCAGCAAGTCGCGCGCTTCCGAATACGCCGGAAACTGGCAACTGTGGTGCGAGTTTATCGACCCGCACGGCGCGTACACGAGAGAGGAGTTTGAGGCCATGAACTCGGTTGAGCGCGAACGGCTGGCGCAGGAGGTGATTGAAGTCAACTCAGAAATGCCAATGCTGGCCACGGTCATGACCTTCAATTTCAGCGCAGGATGCGTGGACTTCGGCGACTACTCTGGCGCGACGAAAGCCGCCGCTATGGGGGCATTTGCCAACGATGCAGGATACGCGAGTTGGGCCGCAATGGTCGAGCAAGCCGACGCGCTTGGGGGGAACTGCATCGAGGTCAGGTCAGTTGATTCGGATGAATGACCGACAAATGCAGAAATCGCTGATTTTCATAACCACTTTCGTACACAAAAGGGGAACGTCATGAACAATTTGGCTTCGATCTTTTTCGGAATTCTCGGGGTTGTCTTCATGCAGTCGGCTCTTGCTGGTGCATTCATTGAAGGCGCCATGACCTACGGCGAAACCATCGGCGCCGTGACGGCCTCGACGATCTTTTTTGCCCTGGCTATGGTCGCCTATCGGGACTGAATCATTCGGGGCAAATCAATCTTCAAACATGAATCGATGGAGGTAAATAATGAAAATCACGAGTGTCAAAGTTTTCATTGTTGGGAATAGGCAGTTCCCCACGCTCGAAAAGGCGGTAAGTCACGAGCTCGACGTGATTGGTGAGTTTGTCCAGGCTAACGTTCTGAACTCCATGGGATTGTCTCCGCGCGAGCGCATCACCATCGTGGAAAACATAATCCGCAACAGGGAGGCCCTTATCGGACTGTTGAGCCCTCAAGAATTGCAGGATGAAGATAGCGAATAACATTCGCCCGCGCTAGTCGCTATTGCCCATTCTCGCAGTGGGTAATATCGGCACGGTGCCGAAAAAGGGGAAATAAAATGGCGAAACTTCAATACTTAAAAGCACCCAACGGGCGAGTGTTCACCACTGAACATCCTGAATACTACAATGATTCGGTCCGCGTGTCGGCCGCCGAAGGCGATCGCGAGCTATACAATCAAGCTCGCGCCAGCCTGCTCGAAATGATTGAGCCAGGGTCCACCATTTACGCGCGGGTTCGGTCCGTTTCGTCCTCGGGCATGTCTCGCACAATCAGCCTTTTTGTCGTCTACCATGGCAAAATGGTGGATATCACTTGCAGGGCGTCTGTCTTGTTGGGATGGAAAATAGGGCGCGACGGTGGATTGAAAGTTTCCGGTTGCAGCATGGACATGGGTTTTTATTACCTCGGCTCCGCAATGTGGCCTCACGGTACGCCGGAACCTCACGGTACACGTAACGGCGTGCCAGACAATGCGGGCGGCTACGCGCTTAAATACGCCCCGATCTGATCTCGCGCTAGTCGCTATTGCCCATTCTCGCAGTGGGTAATATCGGCACGGTGCCGAAAAAGGGGAAATCGAAATGCGCAAAGCTCTTAAGTCATCGAATGAGGTTTTTCATTACTGGGCGAATCAAGTCCAATCCGAGGGCCGTTCGGGAAACGTGTTTTTCAACGGGGATAGTTGCTTCAGTTACGGGCGTCATTTCTGCATAGCCCGCATTCTGCCGTCCGGCGCAGTCGCCTTCACGACTCGAATCTATAGCAATACCACGGCGGCGCACATCCGTTGCGCCCGTTCCGCTGCGCGCCATTACAAGGTCGTCTTTTGCCATGACCCGGCCAACACTGCGGCCGCCAACATGCGCCAGGCGCAAGAAGAAATCGTCGCGGCCCTCGGATCCGCCGAAGCGCCACGGATTCTGCAACGGACGCGAGATGCTCGAAAGGCGGCCGCACTCCTGACGGCAGCGAACGCTAACGCCTACCTGGCGGCGCTTCCTGAAGGTGAGCGTGGCGGATGTACCCCGTTCGATACGAGCAACCTCGAATACCTCCGCGAGGTGATGCTCAAATATGAGGCTGGCCGGCGCGAACGCGAGGAAATCGCGCGTATCGCCCGCATGCGCGAAGCAGAAGGTAGGTTGAATGCCTGGATTCAAGGCAAGCAGGTGAGCGTTTCGGGGTTTTCTGACTTCCCGGTTGCGCTTCGGGTCAATATCGAACTGCAGGTCATCCAAACGTCGCGCGGCGCTGACATCCCCGTTTCGGCGGCATCAAGTATCTGGCCGATGATCGAAGCCGCTAGGCGTACCGGCAGGGATGTCGCCATCAACGGTACGCGCGTTGGTCATTACATGCTGGAGATGATTCGCGCCAATGGGTCGATTGTCGTTGGTTGCCACGACATCCCCTATTCCGAGATTTACAAAATGGCCGAATCCCTCGGACTGATCAGCTCCGAACTGGGACAGGCCGCTTGATCTCGCGCTAGTCGCTATTGCCCATTCTCGCAGTGGGTAATATCGGCACAGTGCCGCAAAAGGGGAAATCGAAGTGTCTGAAGCCTTTAATACAGAAACCATCGTTCTTCACGGGATACCCGTGCGAATTGAACTCGCATATGACAATGACCACGGCATGCCATGGGATGAATGCGACGGCCACGGGATTATTCGCAAAGCTATCGCCCATTACGGCCGCCCCGAGAAATCGCCCGGGGAGGTGATCATCCATTCCGACCGTGGGCATTACTGGTTGTATGACTTCAAAGGAACGACCGAAAAGGCGAAGTCTGAAGGCTGGGGAATCTCTGGCAACACTTCTGTGATGACTAAGCGCCAGATTGTCCGCGCTGCCGTGATGCGGGATATGGAGCATTGCCGCGAATGGTTGACTGGTGAACGGTATTACATCGGGATCACTGTTACTGCGCTGAATGCTGACGGCGAAGAAATCGAGTCCGACTCGTGCTGGGGTTTCGATTACGGATGCTCGCGCGAAGACATGGACTATGTCGAGAACGAGGCAAAGGAAATGGCCGCCAGAATCGCCGAATCAGTGTTCGATCAAAAGCGGCAAGCCTGGCGCGCGGCGTTGCGCGAAGCTCGACAGCGTCGTTACTGGGAAACACGCGATATCGTCACGGCGTGATCTCGCGCTAGTCGCGATAGTCGCACTTGCCCATTCCTGCAGTGGGCATGTCCGGCACGGTGCCGCAAAAGGGGAAATCAAAATGTTGACTGGGAAATTCAATGTCGATTGAATCTGACTGAAGGGAAACCATGAAACTCGAAATCAAAATAAACGCCAGTGGAAAGCCTGCTATTTTCTGGCTGGACAACCCGAAGGACCGGCCGCACGAAATCACCTGTCATACGGCAGACGATGCGAGCGGGACGGCGTGCAGGGCCTACATGCGCAAGTGCGAGCCTGCGACATCCCCCGCGCATGTGGACGCGGCGATAGAGCTTCTTTTCGGCTGGACGCGGCACATGAAGACCGCAATGAAGTAGGATTGCTGACCCGGGAAGTTCCGGGTGTTGAGGGGTTTACCATGTAACCCGGCCGCCACGGCCAAAAAATGAAAGCGCCTAGGGGTCGTCATGCGAAAGCATGGCGACCCCTAGGCTTTTTCGCGTTTCGGTTTCGAACCCGCGCACTAAAGCCTGCCAGGCGCAGGCCGATAGCCGCTGCAGGTCGAGCTCTGGGGCCGCTGGCGCTGCAGGTCGAGCCTAGAGACCGCTGGCGCTGCAGGTCGAGCCTAGGGACCGCCAGGCGCTGCAGGTCGAGCCTAGGGACCGCTGGCGCTGCAGGTCGAGCCTAGGGACCGCTGGCGCTGCAGGTCGAGCCTAGGGACCGCTGGCGCTGCAGGTCGAGCCTAGGGACCGCTGGCGCTGCAGGTCGAGCTCTGGGACCGCTGGCGCTGCAGGTCGAGCCTAGGGACCGCTGGCACTGCAGGTCGAGCCTAGGGACCGCTGGCGCTGCAGGTCGAGCCTAGTGACCGCTGGCGCTGCAGGTCGAGCTCTGGGACCGCTGGCGCTGCAGGTCGAGCTCTGGGACCGCTGGCGCTGCAGGTCGAGCTCTGGGACCGCTGGCGCTGCAGGTCGAGCTCTGGGACCGCCAGGCGCTGCAGCGCCAGCGCGAACGGGACGGGGATGGATTGACGGGGATCAACCGGAAAGGGGCTCGCGCTTTTTCGCAACAATCTCCGGCAACTTCTTGATCGGTAAAGACCCGTAGCAGTTGCTGATTGTCATAAACGGCTTTACTGCGGTGCAACACAATGTATAGAATTGAACACCCCGGGGGTGGGAGTACCCTCCCGTTCAATTTTTATTCCTATACGCCTAGCAGCGCCAGCAACTGAGGGTTGTCGGCTACACGGCGGGACACGTTGCAACCTCAGAAGCAGGAGGATTAAGTGTAGTGCAGTAGAAGTCTTGACAAATCAGTGGCACGAACATGGCATTAGAAAGAGAGGAAGAACTCGCCATCGTATCGGCCCTCGCAACTGAGCACACTGAACAAGAGCTACGCCTAGCGTGCATGATCTACTTGAGTAGGTCGGCACTTGCGGAGGTGGCGAGACGCAAGAAGGTAGACTTGAAAAGCCTGATGGACTTAGGTGACGCTTGTGTCTCGGCCTATCTGAAGGGCAACAGTCTCAGCCCAGGCCCCGTGTGGGCCGCTGTACGGGCGCTGGAGCGCGCCGCGAGCACGGTCCGGTACATGCACAGCCTACCGGACTGATCTCGGCCCGCAGGCGGCCATGATCCTCCGCATCGCCGCCTGCGGGCCACCTCACTGCAGCCGCTGCCCGTGCTGGGCCGCCAAGCTCGCGCCATCGACCTGAAAGATCGCCGCAATCTCGGGGTCGTTGCTCAACACGGCGAAGCCGCTGCGCTGCCCTGCCGAGTGCCGGGCGACCAGCGTGAGCAGCACCGTCGAGTCGCCGAACAACGGCCTGATCTGCTTGTCGATGATGTCTTGCAGTGCTATGCGAATCTTGTCGTCCATCGCGGTCTTTCAGTTGGTGCGGCTGGGTTCTGCAGCTAAGTGCAAAGCTCTCGAAAGTGGTGTTTCCACTGGCGCTTTTTGCAGGGGTCTTTTTCAGGAAGGTTTTTTCAGGGAGGTTTTTTCAGGGAGGTTTTTTCAGGGAGGTTTTTGCAGGGGTATTTTTGCTGCAGTTTCAGCTCCCGAGCCCGTCCCAAATCCCGCCCCAAATCCCGCCCGTCTTTGCCGGCATCGCCTCGACCGGCTTCTTGCGCTTCGGCGCGATCACGTCGATCAGCCCTGCGGCCTCCAGCTCGCGCGCGATCTGCTGAATCCGGCGCTCGGTCATCCTCATGTGCGTCGCCACCTCGCGGGTGCTGAAGTTGTGCTCCAGCATCCTGGCGATGATGCGGCGCTTCACGTCGTCCTCGTAGGCCCGCAGGCGCGGCAGCGCGAGGTGCTGGCCGCCCCACTCGTCGCACAGCCGGCGCGCCGCCGTGAGGCCGATCAGGTTCGCCAGGACCTGCCCCTCGCTGATCTTCTCCGGCACGTAGATGTTGCTGCCGTCGCCGAACCAGGCGGCCAGGCGCAGCGTCGCGCTGAAGCCGATCACTGCGGCCACGTCGTCGAGGGTTGAGTTCTTGAGTTCCATGACAGACCTTTCTCTGCACCAATTTTCCCTGCGATCTTTTGCAGGACTTTCTTCGGACGGCAGGGCTTGGTGCCCGGCCAGCGTATTGCTCAACAGCTCTCTATTTCCACGCAAAAACTGCACAACTTCGTCAGAGTGGCGGCAGTGGCGGATTAAGGTCATTTTTAAGTCTCTCTCTTACATGAGGTGAGAAAGACTTTAAAAATGGGGTCAAACTGCCACTGCCGCCACTATTTAGGGCAAGACCTCGCTAAAGTCATCCTTTAGTCGAAGTCCCATTCGCATGCGAATGCCTCCAGTGCCCTTCCTTGTCTCAAACCGGCCGTCCAACCTGCGACTTAGGCGCACGCTCGAATTGATGTAGTTCAAAAGTCCGCGACTTTTCGCGTAACTTTCCCACGATGCCCACAAATGCTGGGTCGGCACCTCAAAGCTGGCTCCGACCTCGCAGCATTCTTCAAGCCACTCGGCAAGCAGGTCCATGTTGGTCCGATAGGCGTCCCGGGCAGCCTGAACCTTCGCAGGAGCGAAGAAACCCGTCTTCTTGAAGCGGATCGCGGCTCGCACCAGAGCTGCCAGGATTCCTTCCAGTTCGGCCGCCAGCTTGGATTGTCGGAGGGGGTCTTTCTGGATGGACTTGTCCTCGTCGAAATTCCGCTCGAACGGCAGCAGCACCAGGCGCCGCCAGATACCGTTATCGGTGCCCTTGATGATCGGCTTGTGGTTGGTCGGCATGAACACGGTCCACGTCGGCTCGATCTCGACCGAGGTCTTGGCGAACATGGCGCGCGCAGGGATGGCGTCGCCGCCTGTCATCGACTTGACCGTGCCCTCCTTCAGTTCGCCGTTCTCGTCCGGCTCGTTGACATAGACAAATCGGGCTCCCATCAAACGCACGAGGTCTTCCCGAGGCCCGCCCGCCCCGCCTCCTTTACCATCGGACAAAAACGTACTGGCGTCAGCGGACCGCGCGTATTGACCGAATGCTTTTCGGACGGCGTTGAATATTGTGCTTTTGCCATTGGAGCCATTGCCGAAGGCGATGAACATCTTGTCTTCCGTAGGCTCGCCGCACAGTGCATACCCGAAGCACGTCATCATGTAGTCGGCCATGTCCTGATCGCCGCAGAACACGTCGAGCAGCGTCTGGTCGAACAGCGGGCACTTGGCGTTCGGGTCGTAGTTGCAGCCTGCCGTGAGCGTCACGCGGCACTCTTGCGAGGGCGGCAGGAGCTGGCCGGTGCGCAGGTCCACCACGCCGTTTTTCACGCCCAGATAGTGCGCGTGCTTGTCCAGCTCGGCCACGGGCACCATGACCTTCGGGTCGCTGGCAGCGAGTGTGACCATATTGCGCACCATCGCCGCGCGCTGCGACTGCCGGCAGTGCTCGAAGAAGTCGGCCAACTTGTCGGGGTCGATGTCGTCGATCTCGTCAACCAGCGCCAGCACGGCCTCCTTGGCGCAGTGCTCGATCTCGACGCCGTTGGCCTTGCGCCAATAGACGCCGGTCCATACGTACCACTGCTCGATCTCGGGCACGTACATCAGCCCGTCGCCGAACTTGTCGAGCATGCGCTGGGCATTGCCGAACTCGGTGAGCGGGCGCGCCGTCTTGACGGTCGGCTGGCTCGGGCCGGCCAGCATCTTCGTCAGGTCGCTCTGCGTCAGCGCCAGCTCGAAGTCCTTGGCCCTGGCCTTGATCATGGCCGAGACCTCGGTGCGCAGGTCGGGGAACTGCTGCAGCACCAGCCGCGCGGCCGGCACGGCCACGGCCTTCAGCGCGATCGAGTCCTCGGCGGCCGTGAACTGCTCGCGCAGGCGCACCAGGGCGTCACGCCGCTCGCCCAGGGACTCGGCGCGCGTCTCGGCGGCGGCGGCCTTGTCGCGCGTGATCAGCGCCCGGGCCTCGGCGATCTGCTGCTGGGGCACGTCCTCGAAGCCATCGGAGTCGATCCCGGTCGTGTCGGCCCAATCGTGGCGCGCCGCCTCGGCGAACAGCGTGCCGCGCGTGATGGCGCTGCCGCGACGCTGCTGCGCGCTGTTGATGTAGGGCCAGACCCGCTCGGTCAGGAACTTGGGGTCGTGCTTGTCCGGGTTCTGCTCGGACCACTCCAGCACAAGGTCCAGACCAGCCTGCGAGCCGCCAGTGGCTTCATGCACCGCGAACACGAGGTCGCGCCAGCGGTCGTAGTCCGGCGCGTCGGCGAACTCGCCCGGCTGGTTGGGCACGGCGAACAGCGCGCTGCGCACGCGCGCCAGCGGCTCGAACCCCCCGTCGTTGCTGGCGCTGACGGTCTGGCGCTCCTCGCGCGCCCGGCGCTCGACCGGGGGCGAGTCCTCCCAGGCGATCTGCGTGATGAACGCCTTGCCCATCGGCTCGTAGTCGAACAGCGGATCAAGCGGCTCGGACTTGCCGGCCAGCGGCAGGATGAACTGGTTTCCGTAGCCCCCGATTTCCACCACGTCTTGCTTGGGGAAAATCTCGACTTGCCTGAATTTCACGCCCTTGGTGCCGTTCGCGTAGCCCAGGCACGCGAGCACGTCGGCCAGGTAGGCTCGCACGCTGTATGCGTCCTGCGGCTGCTCCCACAGCAGGTAAATGTGAATGCCCTTGCCGCCCGACGAGCGGAACGCCACCGGCTTGTTGCCGTCGCACTCCAGCAGCTCGATCACGGCGCGCGCGCACGCGATCATCTCGGGCCAGGTCGTCTCGCCCTTGTGGCTGTCGAAGTCCAGCAGCGCGACCATCGTCACGCTCTCGCCGGCCTTGATCGGGCAGACGCCGCGCGCCGGCCCGCCGTTCACATGGCGCAGCAGCGCCTCGTCGGTCAGCGGCTCGTTGGTCCAGCGGCTGCCGTCGGCCCGCTTGACCGCCGTGACATCGGTGCGGACCCGGCGCACCAGCGGGGTCAGCGCGCGCGCGAGAGGGGTGTTGGATGCGTCCGCCATATCAGGACCCCGCGCTTTCTCCCACGGCGGGCCTGCTGGAAATGAAAGCCGACTTCGGTGTGCGACGGATCAGGCGCGAGATGTTGGCGCGCCGGGCTTCGCGCAAGCCCTTCGGGAAGCGCATCTTGAAGTGGGTGTCTTGCAGGTGGATTTCGAACGGGTTGGCGCGCGCGTCGGCCTCGCTGTCGCATGCGGCCTCGCTGTCGCATGCGGCCGCTGACAGCGCGGCGAGTATCCCGGCGAGGGACTCGACGCAAAAAATGGTTGGGTTCATGGCTGGCGTGCCTTTCTTGTGCCCATGGGTGAGGGGAGGGCCTAGACGCCAGCCAAACCTCGCCGCAAAACGAGGTGCCCTCCCCTCGCCGCTGAACTCTGCAGGTGCTTGGGAATTTAGCTGGCGAGACCCATTTTATATCGCAATTGCGAAACTGCGACGTTATTTTTCGGCCATCAAAGCCAGTTCTTCCATGCAAATCTTCGGGATGCGCCCCAGCGACTTGACGTGCATCTTGGTCGCCGCTCGCTCGATGCGCAGGGCCATGAGCGCGCTGATCGCGCAGCGGTGCTGCGTGGCGATCTGGTAGAGGTAGTTGCGGGTAGTCTTCGCCAGGGAGGCCAGTTCGACCTGTTCTTCCACGGTGCAGGTTCGCAGCAACTCCAGCAAAGGGGTGATGCTTTTGTGTTCCATTTCGCAAGTATCGCGTTTGCGAAACTTTCTGTCAATGTTTCTCGCAAAAGTGCTCTTTACAAATGTGTTTGTATTTGATAGTTTTAGGAACATCACCATTCGAATCACTTTGGCTAGGGCCTACACATGAGCGAAGTTGCACAGCGCCGACGCGAAAACCTGCGGGTCGTCGTCGATCAGCGCGGCGGCGTCACGAAGGTCGCCAAGACCCTGGGCTACGCGAATCCGTCGTTCATTTCGCAAATGATCGGCCCGAAGCCCAGCCGCGACATCACCGAGAAGACGGCGCGCAAGTTCGAGCAACTGCTCGGCCTGCCGGACGGTGCGCTGGATGGCTCACCGCCCCGGGCAGCCGGCCCGCGCGGCGCCGGCCGCCCCAGCGCCAGCAGCCCAGGCGGCCGAGGCCGCGCCCGACGACATCACGGCGATGATCACGGCCGTGATCCGCATGGTCGGCGCTGCGTGCGAGAACGAGGGCGTCCACCCGAGCGCGGACAAGTTCGCCGACGTGGTGGCCCTGGCCTACCTCGACACCGTGGACCACGGCGGGCGGCCGCGCGAGCACCACGTCAAGCAGTTGGCCCGGCTGCTGAAGTAGGCAAAAAAATAACCCCGCACAGATCGTAGCGTCGTGCGGGGTTGGAAGTGACACCGCTCTGTGCGGTGTGCCGAGAGGGGTTAACTCGGTGACTGGATTGTAGCGCGTTTATTTAGCGTCTGCCAAATCTTTTTTCGATTCAGCGTTTGCGTAGCCAGGGGCGCGCCTGGGCGGAATCTGCGAGGACGGCGCTCGACGCACGCGGTACTCGGGCCAGGGCTCTCGCTGGGTCTTGCAGGCGCACCAGCCCACGACGAACCCGCCGACAGCACCGAGCAGGTATGCCATGCCCGCGAAGATCGCGCTGCTTGTGATCACGACTACCCCCTGGCCTGGATAGCCTTGCGCTCGGCGGCCACGGCCGCTGCGATCTCAGCGGCCCGGTCCGCATCGAGCAAGCGCGCGAACGTGGCGAGTTCCCCGCCGCATTCGACAAAGCTGCCGTTGGAGTGCTGGAGCACCGGGAACTCACCGTTCGGGCCGGCGAACGGTTGCTGTGGTTGGCCAGCATCAGCAGCGCCAGCTTCTGGCCCGAGCTGCTGCACGTCTGCTCGATAGCCCACGTCATGGCCTGGAAGCTCATGCGTCCTCTCCTGGTTCGATTTCCGAACCGCTCAGAGCACGCAAATGCGCGTCGATGCGCCGACCGATCCAGCGCACGTTCGGCACCGCCCAACTGTTGCCCAGGGCCTTGTAGCGCGGGCCGTCCGGGCACTCGCTGGCCGGCTTCTTGCGCCAGGGGATGGCGGTGTAATTCTGCGGAAATCCCTGAAGTGCCTCACATTCCCGTGGGGTCAGGCGGCGGACTTGCATGATGGGCGGTGCGACCACGGCATGAACGTCATGCCCGTGCATGGCGTTGAGTGTGAAGCTCGGGCTGTCAGCCTGCGCCACGGCGTTGCCTTTGCTTCCCTGCATATTGATCATTGCCACCGCAATGCTGGCCTGCCCGCCTGACGATCCGCATCCCAGCGCGTGTGTGGTGCCGTCTGTGTTGCTGATCGGGTCTTGCGTGGGGTGGAAGGCGACCGCCTGCACTTCGGATCTGGCTTCCAGGGTGTAGGCGTGGTCTGCTTGAACACTGATACCATCGGGGCCACTAGCTGGGTTTGTGCGCAGAGCGCCTGCTTGGATGGCAAAGGCCGGTTGCACCAGGAACGTCTCGGTTTCAAAGTCCATCCTCCCGCTGGCGCTGGCGCATGCGTTGCGGGCAGTGGCCACGTCGATGGGGCCGGACTGGTTGTTTCCGCCGAAGGCTACGGCGTGTCCGGCTCGGATGTGGTCAACGTCGCAACCGCCGTCAGTGCTGCGGATAGTGCCGACGGTAGGCTCTTTCCCCGCTTCTCGGCTCGGCGCAGTATCCCGGCGCACGCCGTCGAACTCAAAAAGAACCGCTGCGGGATCGAACCCTGTTCGAGCACTTGCGACAACGAACACACGTCGGCGTCGTTGGGCCACTCCGAAATATTGGGCGTCGAGGATGCGCCACGCCACTGCTCTTTGAGGTCCATACACACAACCTGCGTTCGTCCATTTGCCCCCTGGTGCGACGAGCGGATCATCTTCGCCGGCAAGCGCTCCAAGAAAGCAGCCGAATGCGTTGTCTTTGGTGTTGAGGACTCCGGGGACGTTTTCCCAGAAAATGATGGCGGGCTGCTCTCCGCGAACATGTCGAGCTGAATCAATTGCATTTGAGATTTCACAGAAGGTCAGGGAGAGGTTCCCGCGCGCGTCATCAAGAGACTTGCGCAGGCCGGCTACGGAAAAAGCTTGGCACGGGGTGCCGCCACAGAAGATTTCAGGCGCTTCAATCTCGCCGCTGGCGATGCGGTCGGGCAGGGCTGTCATGTCGCCCAGGTTGGGAACGTCCGGGTAATGGTGTGCCAGCACTGCGCAGGGGAACGGCTCAATCTCGGCGAGCCATGCGGCGCGCCAGCCAAGCGGATGCCAAGCTACCGATGCGGCCTCGATCCCGCTGCACACAGAACCGAATCTGATGACGTTCATGCCGCCACCTCGGCCAGCTTGGCCTGACCCTTGGCCGTCACCAGCACTTGGGCCACTTCCTTGTCGGTTCCGTCCTTGCGCTCCACCAGGGTGACGCGGTGCGTCAGGTAGCCGGACTGGATGCGGTCCTGGTAGGCCACCCACTTGTTGCCACGGCGGAAGATCCACTGGTGCTGCTCCATCCAGGCAAACAGCTTGCGCGGCTGGATCTGCATGGTCTTAGCGGCGTCGGAAATGCACAGTTCCCCGTTGCCGACGACTCGGTTCGAGTGGCACCGTGCGATGTTCAACTCGTGCGTGATGGCGTCACGCACCTCCTGGCTAACGCTTTTCGTGCTCATGGTCTTGCTTTCAGCCGATCAGGTCGGCGAACGGGTTGGTGCGTGCAACCGCCGAGCGGCGGGCCTTCAGCACGCGCTTGTGGCGCGCGCGGTAGGTCGCCTGGTACTCGGCGTTGGTGCCCTTGGCGGGCTTCGGCGCGTCGATCTGGTTGCGGCTCGTCTTCAGCGCCCACAGCCGCGCGCGCTGCACCGTCAGGTGCGGCCAGTCCTTCACGTAGATCAGGCCGGCCGCGTGCATGGCGTTGATTGCCTTGCGCGTGCCCTCGTGGCCCAGGCCGCACTCGGCCTCGATCTCCTTCGCCAGCATCGGCCCGATGGTCTTCAGGCGCTCAAGGATGATTGCCCGGGGCTCGGTCATCGTCACCTCGGGGCGGCTCATGATTTCATCCCCAGGCGCTTGGCGGCGCGCCGCTGGCGCGTGGAGTCGATGCAGACGTGATCCTGGCCGTGATGCGGGCAGCCCTCGTCCTCGCAGAGCTTTTCGCAGCCGGGCGCGGTACCTTCACCTTGCGGCGTCGCTGCGCGCACCTCGCTGCGCGTCAGCGCCTCGCGCATCTCGCTGACCTGCGCCCAGGCGTCATCGCGTTGCTTCAGCGCCAGCGCGTGCAGGTTGCTCGACATCGTGGCCTGCAGCGTCAGGTTGCTCACCTTCGTCTCCAACAGGTCGATCGTCGCGTGCAGCTTCACGCAGTTCTCGAACATGCTGGCGTCGCGTTCCTCCATGAGCGCGATCTTGGCGATCAGGGTTCGCATCTCCCCGGCAATCGCCGCCTGGTCCTCCATGCCGGACGCCCCGCGCTCCAGGCGGGAGATCATGTCGTGCAGGCATTGGTTCTTGTTAGTCATTGTTGCTTCTCACTTGGTTTGATCGAGTAGATTTCTTAGCCAGTTGACACCGCCGAGTTGAATGAATTTCTCTCGTTGCTTCTCGGTCAAGCGAATCGTCACAGGGAGTGTTCGCTCACCCTCCTTGAGCGGAGGCCGACCGATTGTTGTGGATTCAGGTCGATACTTTTTGCTGTTCACGTTGTCCTCTTGAGTTGATGCTCCGTTTTGCCTTACTGACCTCCTTTTCTCGCTGCTGTGAGACTATTGTGTACGAATTTACCTAAAAGTAAAAGAGAGTCACCCCTCTTTTGTCATTGTAAATTTCTATCGAGCAGCCTCAAGCAGTTGCTGTTTTGTTCGCAAGACAAATGCTTTCTTGTCGCGCACGCTTTTCAGCGCCAGCTCGCGTGCCTTCTCGATGTCGCCCAACGTGCAGACTTCCATTTGCTCGTCGAACAGCTCCAGCAAGTCGTTGAGTGCTTGCATCTCGGCCGCGTGAAGAATGTATTTGCCGCTGGACTCCCCGCGCTCATGCACGTCGAGCAGCGCCACCTTGCCGCGAATGATGTAGCCACCGTAGTCCTTGCCGATCTCCATTTGCCACAACCCCTCGCAGAGATTGTGCATGGCGATCAGCGTCCGAATGTCCTCGAAGGTGGCCTTGCCAGTGAACAACGCGCGCATCGCTCCGTGGTTCTTGATCTTGAGGTTGAACACGTAGTTGTCGTGCTCCCTGATCGGCATGTGGGTCTCGCGGACCCAGCCCATCGTGTCGCGGATCACACCCTTCGGGCGGTACTTCTTGCGCGGGGCGGCGGACTTAGGCATGGTGATCACCTTTCGATTGGAGCTTTTGCGTACATGGCGCGCAGACGTGGTGCGCGTGGAACTTGGTGGAGCCGACCTGCGGCTTGTCCTCGGCGCACACGAGGCACTTGATGGTGGCGTTCGGCCGCAGGTCGCCCAGGGTGCGACTGGCCGGCTTTTTAATCTGGTGGGATTCCACCAGATTGGCGGGCGGCCCGCGCCTGGCTACGGGTTTCTTCACGCAGCCTCCCTGAACTTGGGCAGGCCGGCCCAATGCGACCAGCCGAAGTGGTCGCTCCACTGCGAGATCGTGGCGACGCCCGTCTTTTCGGAGATCACGAGCAGCCGCACGCCTCTCGGTGGGGGGCTGGTGCTGGCGTCCTTCCAGAAGAAGGTCTGGTCCACGGCGGCCGTGCGCGCCGAGTTGATCTTGATGCCGTCAGCCATTGGTCAGCCCTCGTCTTCGTCTTCGTCGCCGTCGCGGAACGTCACGTTGTTGAGCGACAGGTACTCGATGTCGCTCGGCACGCACGCGCGCATCACCTCGCGCTGCAGAATCTGGAGGTGGCCGATCAGCGCCGGCACGTCAGATTCACTGTCGTCGATGTCCGTCTCGAACATGTTGATCCAGCCCAGGGTGTGCTGGTCGTCCTGCTTGACCTCGGCCAGTATGGCGAGCGTGGACACGCGGCCGTCGAGCATGAGCTGAACGAGCTGCTGCAGTTGCTCCGGCAGCGGGTTGCACTCCGGGTTGGTGAGGTCGAGCTTCAGTGTGGTTGGCATGTCAGTGCTCCGATCATGGCGGCGAACGGGTTGCTGGCGGCACTGAAGTCTTTCCAGACCTCGCCCCGCTTGATCTTCCCGATGTAGTCCTTGCATACGCCGTAACGCTCGCCGAGCGTCCGGTAGCTTTCAGTGCTCGCGCGAATGGCGGTCACGTCGTTGAATGACAGGTTCGAGTTGTCGCGCTGGGCGGCCGCGATGCGCGCGCACCGCAGCACGTTCTTGGCGGTGTCGGTCATCGCCCGCCCGTGCTGCCGCATGAACGCCCGGGTATCCACGACGACTGCGTGCGCCGGGTTGACGCACTGCTGGTTGCCGCAGCTCGATCTGACCTGGCTCGTTCCCTTGATGGCATGGCCGGAGTCAATTAGCAGCGCCCGGCGCACGGTCATCGTCTGGTTGCGGTAGCTGATCTGCGGGATGCGATTGTTGCCCATGCAGCCCTGCCACTCCCAGCAGTCGCCGTCCTCGATCACCTTGGCGCGCACGCGCTCCAGCAAGGGCACCTTGATGGTCCGCCTGTCCACGATCATCACGTCCATTCCGTGCTCCTTCAGGCGGCCGGACCGCCAGAGCGCCCCGGGCGCGCAGCGTCAGGCTGGTTGCCCCAGGCGTAGAGCGGCGTGAACATGCGGCCGCGCGCGTCAGGCCCGTAGCCGGCCACATAGACGTAGTTCTCGTCGCGCAGGTTCTTCAGCCAGCGCGTGATGGTCGGCCCCGAGAGCCCGGTGTTGGCCTGCAGCTTCGCCAGGCTGGTCGGGCCGCTGTGCAGCAGCCGCGTGAGGATGACTGCGTGAGATGGCTGGAGGCGCATGTCAGACGCCCCCCGTCTTATGGCCGGCGATCTGCCGGTTGGTTGCGCTGGGATTCTTCATTGGCTGGTACTCCAAGGTTTCGACTTTCGACACGCAAGACCGCTGCGTGCCGTGACCTTAGTTTAGCGCAAGCCGCTTAATAACGGAAATTTTTGTTTACTCGTGATTTCGCCGTTGCTAAGTTTGCGAAAGGCACATATACTCAGTTTCGCGTTTCGCACAAACGATTTCGCGCAACTTTTCCTTGGAGTACCACATGTCTCTCGAACAGACCATCGAACAAACCAACGTCCTCTTGACGCAGATCATTGCGCTCATGCAAGCCGGCCTGCAGCGCGAAGCGCAGCCCAGCGCCAGCCCCGCCGATGGCGACGCGCCGAAGCGTCGCGGCCGCCCGACCAAGACCGCAGTGGCCGAACTCGTGACGGAAGCCCTCGGCGACGGTCTCGCGCAAGCAGCGCAAGCAGCGCAAGCAGCCGCCATCGTCGGCGCGCATGAGCTGACCGAGGCTGTGCAAGAGCTGCAGGCTGCCGGCCAGGTCGAGCAGCCCGCAGTGACAGCCGAACCCTCCCAGGCCCAGCCGGAAGCCACGCCCCCGGGCCTGAATGTCGGCGACGGCTGGTATCGCACCGACGCGAGCCCGCTCGGCCTCGTCGATGGCGATCCTGTCGGCACGCGCTACTTCGTGATCGAGAAGTTCAACACCGTGTACGCGCAGCGGCCCGGCGACATGGACTGCACAATCGAGGGCAAGCTGATCGTCACCGCTCAGAAGTATCTGGAATGCAAGGCGGCCTTCGAAAAAAAGACCCAGGAGGCGCTGCGTGGCTTGGGGGCAGCACCCGCTACCGATGCTGCGCCGGCCCCTGCACCGTCCACCCCCGCTGCGTCCACTGCATCCTCGACGCCCTCCGCTGCAGCGCCTGACCAGACTCCCGCTGCTGCCGCGCCGGCAGCCCCGGTCGAAGCTGCAGCAGCGCCAGCCGAAGACACCCCGTTCGCCAAGCTGGTCGAGCGCATCACGGCGCTGAACAAGTCGGACAAGCCAGGGCACGGCCGCGAAGGCGTGCTGTCGATCCTGAACAAGTGGCTGCCGGGCGAAGAACGCCCCACCGTCACGAAGCTGCAGCCGCTGGGCAAGAACAGCGCGATCCTGGCCGATGTCGAAGTGCTGCTCACGCAGCCGGTCGCCACGGCCGCCGCCGACGAGTTTGACCCACTCGGTTGATCGTCATGACCGCCTTTCTCATTGCGATGGCGGTCATTCATGCCTTCGGCATGATGACGACGCACGACAAAGTGGCTCGACTGCTTAATTTCTGCATTGTCCTCTGGACGATCTATCTCTACTTCGTCTCGGGGGTCAAATGAGCACGCAAGAAGCCGCTGCCAAAGCAGCAGAAGGGAGTGCCCAATGACCGTGAAGCTCCACGCCAGCAAGTCGCCGTCATCGGCGTTTCGTTGGACTTCATGCACAGCATCGGTTGCCGCTCAAGATGGCAAGCCTGATTCCGGCAGCGAGGCGGCGCGCAACGGGACCGCCTGCCACCAAGTTTCCGCCGAGTGCCTGATCAGCGGCGCTGACCCGCAGACGTATCTCGGCCGGGGGATGCTGTTTCCTGCGGACGGCGGCCGGGAAGACTGGATCAGCGCGTTCCCGCCCGGCACGCCGGGGCGCGCGATTGTCGAGATCGATCAGGACATGGTGGATGCTTGCCGCATCTACATCACCTTCGTCCGCGATCTCGTCGCCACCCAGGGCGCCGAGATGATCGTCGAGCAGCGGGTCCCGATCAGCCACATCACGGGCGAGACAGGGGCCACTGGCACCTCAGACGTGATTCTGATTGCAGGCGACACCCTGATTTGCATCGACGCAAAGTTCGGCCGTGGCCGGGTGCCCGCCTACGACGAAATTGAGGAAGCGTCGTTCGACGTGATGGATGGCACGCCCATACCGCCGAAGCTGCGCATGAACCTGCAATGTGCAATGTACCTGCTCGGCGCCTACGAGAAGTACGGGTTGATGGGTGACTTCAAGACGGTGAAAACCATCATCGTCCAGCCCTACCTGCGCGCGGTGAGCGAGTACACATGCAGCCTGGAAGAACTGCTCGAACTCGGTGAATGGATCAAGAGCCGCGCCTGGCTGGCAGACAACAAACCCGAGTTCGTACCGTCGCAAGACAACTGCCACTTCTGCCGGGCGCGCATGGACTGCCACGCGCGACAAGCGATGGCCCTGTCGTCGTGTTTGGAGGGCTTCGAGGACGTGTCGAGCGCGCGGCCTAAGCCAATCGCATTGCCCAACCTGGGTTTGCTCTACAGCAAGGTCGGGTTGATTCGCCAGTGGTGCAACGACGTGGAGAAAAAGGCGTTAAACGAGCTGGCCGCTGGGAAAACGCTGCTTGACTCCGAGGGTATGCGCTACAAGCTCGTCGCGGGCCGCGCGCCGCATCGGCAATGGGTGGACGAATCCGCTATCGAAGCCCTCATGCTTGAGATGCGGATCAAGCCCGATGTCATGTACACCCGCAAGCTGATCACTCCCTCGGCAGCAGAAAAACTCGCCGAGACGCAAAAAGGTAAAAGAAAAGATGGACAATCCGCTAAACCCATTGGTAAAATAAAGTGGAAGCGTTTAGCAGAACACATCTATACGCCTGACGCTAAACCCGTCATCGCGCCACACACTGACCCGCGCCCCAAGCTCGATATTTCGAGCGAAGGCTTCGGAGACGTACCGCCAACCGACAACAGTGACCTGTTCTGAATCTTCAACTTGCAATACTGAGAAACAAAATGTCCATCGTCATCCTCAAGAACGTGCGTCTCTCCTACCCCGATCTGTTCAAGCCGGGCAAGCCCATGAACGAAGGCGACGCACCGAAGTACGGCGCGCAGTTCATCATCGACATGGAAAGCGATGCCGCCAAACAAGCCAAGGACGCCTTGACGCAGGCTGCCCAGGAAACCTTCGGCGCCAACTGGCAAGCCATCGTTGGCGCGATGGAGAAGTCCAAGAAGTGCTTGCGCAAGGGCGACGACAACTTGACCAAGGACGGCGCCGTGCGTGACGGCTACCACGGCAAGCTGTACCTCGTGGCCCGCAACCGCGCCAAGCCGCTGCTGATCGGCCCGCGCAAGGGCGCAGACGGCCAGTTCCCGGTGCTCACTGAAGAAGGCGGCAAGCCCTACGGCGGCTGCTACGTGAACGTGAAGGTGGACATCAAGGCTATGAAGGCCAAGGAGAAGATTCCGAACCAGATTTACGCCACGCTGCTGACGGTCCAGTTCGTCGCGGACGGCGAATCGTTCGGCGCCGCACCTGGCACGGCTGACGGCTTCGACGACGTGGAAGGCGCCGAGCCAGTTGGCGCGATCTCCGAGGCCGATCTGTTCTAAGGGACGTGGGGCTCCGGCCCCATGATCAACATGATCTTCGCCCTCTCCACTTACCTGCTGCTCGGCGCAGTGTGCGCTGCGATCGCAACGTGCTCGGCCGTCCGTGGATTCTTCATCCACCTGCAGGAGCGCGACAACGAGGCGGCCATGCGCAATGGCACCTTGAAGCACGACGCACTGCAGCTCGGCATGGTGACTGCCGCCAAGCTCGCCGCCGTCGCGGCCGTCGCCCTGTTCGTCACCTACCTCTATTTCATCTTCTGGTGGCCCGTCGTCGCGGTCGGGCTGCTCAGGAACCGCTGACCCTCAATCCAAAACCTCACGCGCCGGCCGCTGCCGGCAGTCTTCACCGAAAGGAAATCACCATGATCCGCGTTTTCAACGGCGTCTCTATCCCCAACGTCGTCCGCAAAGGCCCATCGGCCCGCTACCCCACGGAAGACCTCGAAGTGGGCCAGAGCTTCTTCATCGAGACCAACCCGGCCGACGAGAAGAACGAAGCCGAAACCACCGAGCACGCCGTCAAGCGCATGGCGAGCGCCTGCGTCCGCGTGAGCAAGAAGTTCCCGGGCCGCAAGTTCCGCGCGCGCGCCGCCACCCACCCGGAAACCGGCGAGTCCGTCGTCGGCGTCTGGCGCGTGGCCTGATCTCCAGCGCCAGCCAGCTCCCGGCCAACTGCCGGGGGTTTTTAGCGAGGGTGTTGTGCGCCTTCGCTAAAAACCTGAACTGATTGACCGATGAAAAAGCTGCTCGTACTCGACACAGAATGTTTCTACGACTTCTACCTCGCTAAGTTCAAGGCCATCGAATCCGGGGTCACTCGGTCCTACGACGCCTACCCTGGGAAAGCCCTCGACACGGCAACGATCCGTCGAATCCTGGCTACCCACACCATCATCACCTTCAACGGCAACGGCTACGACATCCCGATGCTCATGCTAGCCCTGCGTGGCGCCAGCATCGACGAACTGAAGGCCGCGACCGATTGGGTGATCGTAGGGAACCACACCAGTTGGGAGTTCTACGAGCACTACGACCTGGAGCGACCGGATTGGATCGACCACATCGACCTGATCGAAGTGGCCCCGGGCCAGGCGTCGCTGAAGCTGTACGGCGGCCGGTTGCACAGCCGGCGCCTCCAAGACCTGCCGCTCGACCCAGGCGCGCGCATCGCACCCGAGCAGCGCGAAGGCATCGACCGCTACTGCGAGAACGACCTAGACACCACGATCGACCTGTTCAAGCACCTACGCAAGCAGATCGACCTGCGCGCGGTAATGAGCGCGGAGTACGGCGTGGACCTGCGCTCGAAGTCCGACGCCCAGGTCGCAGAGGCCGTGATCCGCAAGGAGGTCAGCGCGATCCTCGGCCACCGCGTCACCCGGCCGACCATCCCGCCGGGGACAGTGTTCCGCTACAAGGCGCCAGCGTTCCTGGGATTCGAGAGCCCGGTGCTGCGCGAGAAGCTGGCCGAGATCGAGCGGGCTGAGTTCGTCATCGACAAGAACGGCGCGCCGATTGAGCCGGCGTGCCTCGCTGGCGCTGTCATCAAGATCGGCACCAGCGACTACCGCATGGGCATCGGCGGCCTGCACAGCAGCGAGCAGCGCCAGGCGCATGTCGCCGAGGGCTCGACGGTGCTGTCGGACTTCGACGTGGCGAGCTACTATCCGAGGATCGTGCTCAATTGCGGCCTGTTCCCGAAGCACCTCACTGACGCCTTCCTCAAGGTCTATAGCTCGATCGTCTCTCGGCGCCTGGCGGCCAAGCGATCTGGCGACAGCGTTGCGGCTAACTTCCTCAAGATCGTGATCAATGGGTCTTTTGGGAAATTGGGCTCTATGTGGTCGGCGCTGTACGCGCCCGACCTAATGATCCAAGTGACTGTCACCGGACAATTGGCGCTGCTCATGCTCATTGAGCGGTTGGAGCGCGCTGGAATCTCCGTGGTGTCTGCCAACACTGACGGCATTGTGCTGAAGTTCGACGCCTCTCGTGAGGGCGATGTGCGGAACATCGTTGCTGAGTGGGAGCGCAACACTGGCTTCGAGATGGAGGACACCCGATACAAGCTGCTCGCGTCTCGTGACGTGAACAACTACATCGCCATCAAGGACCGGGACTACTACATGAACAAGCTCGGCGCCGACTCCAAAGCGTTTGCTGAAATGGAGCGCGAGGGCTGGATCAAGGGAAAAGGCGCCTTTGGCAAAGTGTCGATTTCAAAGAACCCGCAGGACTCGATTTGCTCTGAGGCGGTAAAGCTCTACTTGGAGCGCGGCGTGCCGGTGGCCGAGACGATCTTGCGCTGCCGGGACATCCGCCAGTTCCTCACCGTCCGCACGGTCCAGGGCGGCTGCGTGCGTGTCACCCGCACCTCCTACGACGACACCCTGACCCTCGGCCGCAAGCGCGACGCGCTGCTCGCGGCAGGCTGGATTCAGACAGCCCCGGGACCGCTCGCAACGGCCAAATTCGACTACATCCCTGACGGGTGCGGCTACGACGCCGAGACGGCATACCGCATGCACTGCGGCGAAGACGAGACCTACTTCTACGGCAAGGTCGTGCGCTGGTATTTCTCCGCTGGCGAGCAGCGCGCTCTGCACTACAAGACCAAGAACTCGAAGGGGAACCGCAACAAGGTCCCAAACAGCGAGGGTGCTGCCGTGCTCATGGATTTGACCGATGAATTCCCATCGGACATCGACTATACGCGCTATATCGCAACCGCCAACGGCATCCTGGCCGACATCGGGGCGATGGCATGACGATCCGAGAGAGCCAGATCGAGGCGTACCTGCACCGCCGAGCCAAGGAACTCGGCGGCGACTATCGGCGCCTGAAGTGGATCGGCCGGCGCGCCGCCAACGATGACCTGATCCTGCTGCCAGGCCGGCACATGCTGGTCGAGTGCAAGCGGCCCGGCGAGGTGCCAGAGCCCCACCAGGCGCGCGAGCACGAGCGGCTGCGCGCGGCCGGCTTCGAGGTGCATGTCGTCGCCACGTTCGCCGACATCGACCGAATTCTTCCCCCAAAACCGAAAGGTAAACCGTGACCATCTCCCTGATTCAACTCTGGTTCAAGCGTGCCGTGCCCGAGCCGTCCAACAGGAACCGCAACGTCCAGCTTGGTGTGCATCTCGAAGAAGTCGCCGAGATGTTGGAGGCGCTGCGCGGCACTGACCGCGAGAGCCGCCTGGCTCTGGACGAGGCGCTGCGCGCCGTGTCGTCGCTCGCCAACGGCCTGAAGTCGATGAACCTCGCGGTCGAAGTGACCAACCGGGTCGAGTTCATCGACTCGGTGTGCGACCAGATCGTGACGGCGGCCGGCTGCGCGCACATGCACGGCATGGACGCGGACGGCGCGCTGTGCGAGGTCAACGCGAGCAACTGGTCGAAGTTCGACGCTGACGGCAAGCCGGTCTTCGATGCCAACGGCAAGATTGCCAAGGGGCCGCTCTACTTCAAGCCGAATCTCACGGACTTCGTGTGAGCTGTTTCACCGCGCGCGAATACCAACGCCTGATCGAACACTTCGCGCTCAATCACGACCGCTGCAACGTCTTCGCTTCGCCCGGGATGGGCAAGACCGCAGCGGCCTACTCGATCTTCGACGCCAAGCGCATGATGGGCGAGGCCAAGCGCGCGCTGGTCTTGGCACCCAAGCGCGTGGCGCTGTCGGCCTGGCCGCGCGAGCGCGAGAAGTGGGCCGAGAGCTTCGGCCACCTGCGCGTGGCGGCCGCTATCGGCACGCCAGATCAGCGCCTGGCCGCACTTCGATCCACGCCCGATATTCTGTCGATCAACTACGACAACATCGAGTGGTTGATGGATCAGTACGGGGAAGAATGGCCGTTCGACACTGTTTTTGCAGACGAGTCAACGCGCCTCAAGGGTCTGCGAATCTCAATCCAGACGAGCAGCAAGGGCAAGCAATACATCACCGGCCAGGGCGCCGGCCGCGCCAAGCTGCTGGCGCGCGTGGCGCACACTAAGGTCAAGAACTGGATCAACTTGACCGGCTCCCCGGCGCCCAACGGAATCGTTGACTGCTGGGGCCAGCAGTGGTTCGTGGACGCCGGGCTGCGCCTGGGATCGTCGTTCACTGCGTTCACGAACCGCTGGTTCCGCGCAGTCCCTGGCGGCGACGGCTACTCGCAGATTGAGCCGCTGCCGTTCGCCCAGCGCGAGGTTGAGGCCCTACTCGCGCAGACCAGCATCACCGTCGATGCACGCGACTGGTTCCCAATCGAGGACGTGATCGAGCGGCACATCATGGTCGATCTTCCAGCGCCAGCTCGCAAGAAGTACCGCGAGATGGAGAAGGAGCTGTTCACGCTCGTGGGCCAGGGTATCCCGGTGGAGGTGTTCAATGCTGGCGCCAAGTTGAACAAGTGCCTGCAGATCGCGCATGGCGCCGTGATCCACGACACCGACAGCAAAGCCTGGGAGGCCGTACACGACGAGAAGATCGAGGCACTGAAGTCGATCGTAGAGGAAACCAACGGCGAGAACCTGCTCGTCACCTACCAGTTCCAATCCGATCTGCAGCGCATCCTCAAGGCATTCCCGAAAGCGCGCTTCCTCGACACGAATCCGCGCACCGAGGACCAGTGGAACACCGGGCAGATCAAGATGCTGGTCTGCCACCCGCAGAGCGCCGGTCACGGCCTCTCCCTGCAGCACGGTGGGCGCATCCTCGTGGACTTCGCCAGCGGCTTCAACCTCGAATACGACGAGCAGGTCATCGAGCGCCTGGGTCCGACCCGACAGCTTCAATCGGGCTACAACCGCTCGGTTTTTCGCTACCGGATCGTCGCCAGGGACACGATCGAGGAACACTCGGTCCTGCCGCGCCTGAAGCACAAAATGAGCGTGCAGGACTCGCTCAAGGCGGCTATGAAGTCCCAGCGGTAAGCTCGCAAAAATGTTGCGTTCCTCGACAAAAACCACTTGCTAAAATTTAGCAGTTGCGAAACAATAAGCCATCCCAACCAGCAACAGGAGAGGTAGATGGCAGTAGGCAACCAAGAGATACAAGTGGGTCAGACGTGGAAGATGCGCAGTGGCGTGTACGGGACGGTGCAAGCCTGGATGTGGGCTGGTTTCACCAAACAGTTCTCGGTCAAGGTCGATGACGGAATCCGCGAAAGCTGGGTTTACGAAGTTGACGGCGACGGCAAAGCCGACCCCGGTCGCGTCTGCCGGAACGAGCTGCACGATCTGATCGAGCTGGTCAGCCTGTCCCCCGCGAAGGTTGACGCCGAGGCGCTGGCCGTGGAAACGCTGAACGGCCTGGGATTCCGTTTCGACGGCCAGTGCTGGGTCCAGGATGCTGTCGCCGACAGCCCTTCCGGCCATCCCCTGCACGCTGTCTTCATGGATGCGATCGAGCAGGCCATGTATGGCAAGGGCAAGCGCCACGGCGGCGCCGTGGCGCCGTTCACCGAGCAGCCCTGGGCGCACTACGCGCGCCTGCACGGGCGCGGCTTCCTGACCGGCCAGTCGGCCAAGAAGCTCGAAGAAGCGGCGAGCCTGCGCCAAGGTGACGCCTTCATCACCGAAGTGCTCGGCGCGATCGTGTACGCCGGCATGGCGGTGCTCAAAGAACGCGGTGAGGTCTGAACATCATGGGCAACTTTTCTCTCTGGAGCGCCGTGATCGGCCTCTTTGTCGGGGCCATCTGCGGTGTGATGCTCATGGCGATGATGAACATTGGGCGATCGTCGGACGACGAGCTGCACGAAAACCTCGAAACCGCCCGGCTCGACTTCCTCGGCAACGGCGAGTTCTCGCTGACCTGCATCGGTAGCGCCTGGGCGGTCGTCGAGAAGAACCCGACCCCGCGCGTCATTGGCACCCCGGGGGCTGACGTGCGCGACGTGATCGACCGCGCGCGCGCAGCCAAGCAAGCCGAAGCAGCCGCTGAACTCAAGGCCGACATCGAGCAACTGGAACAGAAGGTGGCATGACATGGACGACGCTGACATCACCGAAGCCCGCGCCGAGTCCGACATGCTCGCCAACCTGTCCAACAGCAGGCGGCCGGCAGGCCCCGCGCCGTCCGGCAAGTGTCACTACTGCGACGAGCAGGTCGATCCCACGGCGCGCTTCTGCAACCACGAGTGCCGCGATGGCTGGGAGCGCGAGCAGCGCCGCCGACTGAACCAATCGTGAGCGACTGTAGGTACGTCTTGATCCCGAGATTTTGCGCCGCCACCGGCTATACCGAGAAGGCGGTGCGGCGCAAAATCGAAGACGGGATTTGGCTCGAAGGCAAGCAGTACCGACGCGCCCCGGACGGGCGCATCCATATCGACATGCAGGAATACTCCAAATGGGTAGAAAGGTCGTCAACGGCGGCGTGAGGCCGGCCGGAGACCGAATCGAAGTGCGGCTCTAATGGAAGGGCCACGAACTTCGCCCGACGCTGGACCTGCGGCCCACGGCCGCAACCGGGCACTTAGCTGGTTAATTTCGGAGTAGAACCAGAGTAGATGCTCCGGTTTCAGCTAAAACCGCTTTGTAATCAAATACATAGCGGGCGTCTTGTAGGGGATTCGAACCCCAATTTACGGGAAATCGAGGGGGACCGAGGGGTAGCAATCGGCTTGTAGATCAAGGACTTGGCGCCCCTCGGTTCCCCGTCACTCCCCGCATATCGGAGTGGATTTCGGAGTAAATCGACCGGATTTCGGTTGAAATTGCTCAGACCTCGGCGCTGACCGGAGTCAGGCTCGGCGCGATGCCCTCGACGTTGCCGTCCCGAAAGAACACCCGCTGGCCGACCGAGGCGGCCCCGCGCGCGGTCGCCCGGCCGCCGCCAGGCATCTCCAGCACCACGACGCCGCCGCTGATCGACAGCACCGTTCCGATCTGCAGCGGGCGCTGGGGGAGCAGCGCCAGCAGGCGCTTGTAGGGATTGGTGCTCATTCGTGGGTCTCCAAGACGATCTGCTGGCTGACTTCCCTGGCGCTTTCACCAACCGACACGGCTGTCGATCGGACGATGCCGATCCGCGACACGCCGCCATCGACATACCGCACGAAGTTGCCCGGGGTGATGACGCCGGTCGATTCGAGCACCGGCAGGCTAAGGCCCACAGTGGCGATGCGGCCGGTATCTGCGAGTACGGCCAGCCCGCGCTGGCGCGCCGCATCGACGTGGGTGATCAGCGGGTCCGTCACCATTTGCGCCGCCACGTCGCCGGCCGTGCCCGCGCGCGTGATCTGGCCCAGCACGCCGACGCTTTCACCGCTCACGAAGACGCGGTTGTAAACCGGCTTGTCAACCCACTGGATCGACTCGCGCGTGGTGACAGCGGACGGCAGCTCGAAGTCCGGCGTGACGCCCGACCAGCTCCAGGGTGCCGAAGGGTAGCGCGGCAGGATGATCAGCGACTGGCTGGTCGGGTGCGGCTGCACGTATCCGCCCGCCGCCTGCGCGATGGCGTTGAGCGCGCTGATATGGGTGCCCAAGTGGGTGAAGGCGCCGGCCGGCACCGACCAGTCGGTCAGACCCCACTCGACCGCCCAGCCCAGCGGCACGCCGTTGAAGGTCAGCGCGTCGCCGGCCAACTGCGCAGCGGTCCGCATCGACGAGTTCTGGAACGTCATCGTCGGCGCGTAGGGCGCGTCGAGAATGGCGTTGCGGCCACGGCCGGAGACGCGAATCGACGCCTGGCCGAAGGTGCGCTCGCGGCTCAGGCTCTCGGCCAGCAGCCGGAAGCTCACGCCGTTCACCGAGGCAAGCAGCTCCACCGGGCCGTCACCGGGCTCGACGAGGGCCTGGGCGCTGGCCGGCAGCGAGGCGTTGAAGCCCCAGGTCCACGAGTCGGCGTCCAGCGAGAGCGAGAGCGAGAGCGTGGGGATCGGCTGGCTGTCCGAGATGCGGACCAGGGACGCGGAGTTGAGCACGATATAGACCCTCCTGACCGGAACGACGACCGTCGCCTCCGGGGGTGCGACATAGTTGTCGCAAATGAACACGAGATCGGTGGTGGCGCCGAACTGCTCGCCGAACAGCAGGTTTGGGTCGGGCGTGTAGCATGGCTCCCGCCCCGATGGCGCGGGCGGCCGGATGGTGATTCCGGCCGGTGGCGGCACGGCCTCCTGATAGCGACCGTCCCAGCCTTCGCGCTGGTGCCGCGCCGGCTGGAAAGCCGACCAGCGCCAGCCGATTGCCCGCAGACCTTCACCCCAATCCGACACGTAGAGCGCGCGGATCGTGCGGTCTCCGTCTTGGTGCCGAAACCGTGCGGCCGACTTGACGGCGTTCAGCGCATTCTCGAACGCGGAGGTGGCATAGCGCGGCACCCGGGCTGCGTCCTGGCTGGCGCTGCTTGTGCCGGCGCTGATCTCCGCCGCGCCGTGGTGCGCGCATGCGACTGCGGTTCGCGCGGGCGCCAGCACGTCAGGGAGCAAGTGGTCAACGCCGGCCGGCAGGCTGAGCGTCCGCTGCCAGAACGTGTCCCATCCAGCGGGTACCGGCCTGGGCGATTGCTGGTCGTGCTGCGGCCCGGTCTGCACGCCGGCAGCGGACTGCCAGGTTGCCGAGGATTGCCCAACAGTTGGCCGCGCCGCGTTCGACGCATAGACCGCGCTGGCGCTGCACGACAAGCCGGCGAAGCTGCCGCTGATCGTGGCCCGGGTGTTCGGCACGACGGAGATCGCAGCGGCCAGCCCCGGAAACGCCCCCGCAATCGTCGCATCGGCATGCGTTGGGTCCGGCCCCTCGGACAGCCCGAAGACGAGATTTAGGTCTCCGCTGGCCGGGCTGTTGAACTGGAGATCGACGGCCACCCGTTACCCCAGCACGGCCGACAGGACCGTCACATCGCCGCCCGCGTAGAGCGTGGTGCTCGGCAACGTGCATTCCGCGCCAGAGCCGGACAGGCCAACATCCATGTCGAACGCGCTGGCGCCGGAGCGAGTGACGACGCGCGCCCAGGTTGCAACCCCGGAAGCGAGGATCAGGTTCGCCGGCTCGCACGCCAGGGTCAGAGCGCCGCCAGCAACAACGCCGGCCGGCGCCTGCAGCTCCACCGACGCCAGTAGGGTGCCAGTCGCTGCCGCATCGCCGTCAGCCGGGCGCGTGCCGTCGTAGATGTTGATCGCTGCCGTGCCTGTGCCCGCATTGAGGAAGGTCAGGCGCCCGGCCAGAGCGGCCTCGCGGGAGCTGGTGGATTCGCTTATCACGGGATGACCTCCGCTTCGATGTTGTCGGCCAGGACGGCTCGGAAAATGCCAGCGTAGTCGTGCGAAATCACCGTGAACTTCACACCCAGGGGAACGCCATAGAACTCGTAAGCCCCGGTGATCGGGTCGCTCCATACCGTGCAAACCAGTTGCCCGTCCAATTCCCGATACAGGCGCACGCGGCGATGCACCGGCACGTTGGATGGCGTGGCCTTCTCCTTGACCGTGCCTGCGACGCGGCCGCGCCCCTTGGTCTGCCACGGGCGCTGGGCCGGCACTGCAGAGCCGGGAGAACCGAGTTCTGACGTGGTGATCGGCAAGCCAAACGGCACGCGATCGATCAACCCCTGTTCGAGCTTTTGGATCGCGGGCGTGCTGACCCGGTTCGGATTCCCGGAGCCGAGAACCTGGGCGCTGCCAAACCGGCTGGCCGTGACCGGGCGGCCAGGCGCGATGGGCAGTTCCGCCGTGGGTGGCGTGAAGTCTGCTGAATGCGCGGCCACGAGACGAAGGATTCGAAGATCGTCAACAAAACCACGGAGATAGTTTGCAGACGAACCCCCGCCTAAACCCTGGTAGCCGATAGTCGGCCAGCACCCATTGCCAAGTGCGAAATAATCGGCGTTGGTGATGGACGCTACCGTCACCCCGTCCTTTCGCAAGGTAGCAACACCGCCTACGATATCGAGCGACCAGAACTCGAAAGCGCCCGTGTTCGATGCAACGCTTGAAGTCAGTACGTCAGTTGCCGTACCGCCAATGACGCTTTTGACTTTGCAATATCCGCCGCTCCAGTAAACATCAAGCCTGTTCGACGATGATGTTCCGATGCTGAGCAAAGTGGGTGAATCGGAAAGAGAGTCGAAGTTGACCCAGGACTCAATCGAGAAATCGGAGCGACCGAAATCGAATGCGCTTGCATCCGATGGGGTGCCGTACAAGTAGCTGCTCCCATCAAAGTACGCAGACGCGCCACCGTACTTGAACGTACCGGTCTTCGTTACCACGCTCCCCGAACGATAGACCGAGGTCGCAGTGGGTGAGCTGTCAGGGAACGTCGCTCCGTTGTCAGCCCCGTTCATGTGCAGCAGTAGGGATGTTCCCCCGGCAAGGACTGCCATTTCAGTGACCCCACGGCCCGGTCAGGTCGAATGCAACGACGCCGTAGGCGGAACTGCTGTAATTGCAGGCGAAGAACCCAACCACTTTCCCTTCGAACCCTGAGATCGACATGTCAAACAGTGGTGTCACTCGATCAGGGACAATGCGCCTTTGCGCATTGTGAGGGAGCATATACATGCCGGGACAATCCCCGCGATACTGGAGGGCTCCAGTTGTGGGCGAGGTTTCCATCAAATTGAGTTTGCAGAGATAAAGTCCGTTATTCGGTCCGTTGGGGAACGCGATCGGTCCGCTTCCGCCTGACGCACCATAGTTGCTCGGCCAAGAGCGACTAACCGCCGCTACGCTTCCGTTGAAGTCATCGTAGCTACGTGGAAAGTATTGGGAGTTTTCCCGAGTTGATGCGACGCTGTATGCGGCCTCGGACGAACTGACACTATCGGTTGTCCAATTGGCGCAAAGAACAAAGTCGTGGGCGTTGCTTTCGCGCACACTCTCGAACTCACCAAACGCAGACCACGTTATTCCTAAATCGTAGTTCGAGTCTAGATAATGAGCTACGCCGATATAGAAGAAGCGGCTATCACCAATGATGAACCAGGGTCTGTAATTGGTGGTCGTCGAAGTGAAGGTCTTGAAGACCCACAACCCACTAGGCGCCTGCCCGCCGCTCGGAAAGGCGCCGGCACCTGAGTCAATGCCAGTCATCGACTCGAAGCCCGTGACGCGGGCGTTGTAGGTGCTCGTGCTCTCGTCGAACTTGATGTGATGGGTTGGCGAGTCGGGATGCAGCGCCGGGTCGATACGGTACGCGCCCTTGTTTGTCCCAGCGAACGGCTTGACCCACTTGAGCGGCGGCGTCTTCATGCTGATCGTGCCAGTCGCCGTGCCGTTGGCGATTCCGCTGACCTCGAACTGCACCGTGGTCGTGGTCACGTTCGTCACGCGATGTTCGGCATTCAGCCCGCTAGGCGACGCGCCGGCCACAGCGATAACTTGGTGCTTGACGAACGGGTGGCCCGCCGAGATGTTGGCCGTCACCACACCGTCCGCGACGACGAGGCTGTCCACTGAGGTGACGTTGAACCCGTTGACCAGGCACGCATCGAGGACTGCGATCAGCGATCCAGGGGTGGCGGAAAGCTGCGGCGCATTTGCCATCGCAGACGAGAAATACTTGACACTTGCGTTCATCGGCATGGTAATTCCTTATGCGTCCACATCGCCACGGATCAGCAGCGTGAAATTGTCGTCGGGCACTGATTCCGGCCCTTGTTGAACCGTGCGAACGACCCATACCGGGAAGTTCGCGCCCTCGGTGTTGAATCGCAGCATGTTGCCAATCGACCAGCCGGAGCCCCAGCCGACCGCAGGGATCGTGAAGTACGGCACCCCGGTCGTCGGGTTGTTCGGTGCGCAGTTCGTGCCAGTGTTCCCCGTGGCGATGACGCCGACGTGCTCACCGATGATCTCGAACGCGCTGGTGCTCGTGAATCGGACGACCCAACGCTCGGTGATCGCGCCGCGATTCGTGACCACGATCGGGTTGACGGCCAGGTTGAAGGTGCCCGTGGCCGCGTCGCCAACCAGCACATCGCTGAAAGCGCCGGCCCACGAAGCCTGGTCGAAGACAGTGTTGACCTCGGCGAACATGTCACCGACGATCAGCGCGCTCGACAAGAAGCTGCCGAGCGGGTAGTCGTGCGTGATCGGCCGGGTCAGCGACACCTCGCCGTTGATGTTCGTCGCGCGCACCACGCCCATGTCCTCGATCCGGTGCTGCACCGTCACTGGCTGCGAGTAGCCGGTGACGTTCGAGAACATGACCGTGCCGGCCTCCAGATTGGCGCTGTACCCGGTGTTGATCACGACGCCATCGTTCCCGACCACGCGCACACGGCTCAAGCGCACGCGCGCGCAGTTGATCGTCTGGCCGTTCGACACCGTTGCCGTGATCTCGCCCGTGTGGCCCAGGACCGCGAAGCCGCCAGGCCGGAAGATCGGCACGCGGCCGTCGCTGGGCAAGCGAACCGGGTCCAGGCCCAGGATATCAGCGTCCAGCGGCAGGTAGCTAAACGAGACCGCGTTGTAGCGCAGCGTCGGCAGCATCACCACGTCGGCAGGAATCGTCGTCAGGCCGCTGATCCCGAGGTGCGACAGATCGATGTTGGAGGCCGGATCGCCGTCCGGGTTGACGAAATAGATTTCGGCCAGCCCGAACTCGTAGTCGATGCGACCCTTGACGCGCGTGCCGTTGATCTTGCCGTTGGTTCCAGCCGTGACGTTGAACGTCGTGCCGTCCGCCAGCGTCCCGAGCACCGAAAAGCTCGCAGGGCGGATCGGCGCCGCCACGGTCCTGAAGATGGAGAGCGACACGCCGAATGGCGTGTTGACGCCGCTTGTCGGCGGCTGCATGAGGCCGCGCCAGTTCAGGACGGCTGGCGCTGCGCCAGTGGGCCAATAGGCCAACGACACCAGCCCCAGCGCAGGCGACACCGTGCCGGACGGCGTGCCCCCGCCCGTGGTGGGTGACTGGTTGCGGGCCAGGACGTTATCGGGCAACTGCACGAACGTGTCGGACCCGATACCGAAACGCACGCCTTTCAGCGTGTAGTTGGCGATGGACGGAACCCGAAGGCGCAGCTCGTTCAGTGTGGCCGATGTAACCGATGCAGAACTGGCGCCAGCATTCGAGTACGTGACGTTGAATGCGACTCCGCTCGGTATGTATAGGTGACGGATGCGCGATCCGGTATAGCTGTCCCACGACATCTTTCCGTAGACAGTAGTTTGCCCACCATAAACGGAGACAACAGGTCCCTGCGGGTCGGTTGCTGAAACTGCAGCCACGTAGCCATTAAATGGCGACACCACGCCCGACAAAGACGAAGTAATGGCCCCTGTCGAGTAGTTGACAGTCCCGAACGAGTTGGTGAGCGAGCCGTCTAGATCGACAATCTTCAAGTTCCCCGAGCCGTCGTCTCGGATTTCAACCGAGACGCCCAATCTCTCGTACTGAGACAAATTGACGCCGTAAGAGTTTGTGTAGTAGCGAAACCGGCATCCAGGGACGATAAACGAGATGGACCCCGGCTCGATACTCGTGACCCCGAGGGTTCCCGATGCAAGCGTGACGCCCACCGACGTGGCGTTTGTTTTCCCATTCAGGTTCGCGCTGAACAGAGTACCTGAAGGTGGCAACGTGTTGGGTGAGATGCGAATCACGCCAGCCGCGTAATCGACCGTTCCCGTAGCGTCACCCGTAAGGTTCCCGTTACCGTCATCGGCGGCAGTCTTGGCGCCGCCATTGGTCCACGTCACGGTCAGACCGCCAGGGGTGATCTGCTTCGAACCCTTGTCCTCACCGACCACGGAATCAGTGTTGAAAGCGAAGTACGCCTTGCCTCCGTTTGCCAGCTCGGTGTTCGATTGCACGATCACCGACACTTCGGAGAACGACGAGACCACGATGGCGCTACCCACGTCCGGCAGTGCGCCAAGCGTCACGACGACAGCGCCCGTCGAGTAGTTCAGCGTGCCGGCACCGTAGGAGCTGTCGCTGCCGCGCAGAGCACCGGAGCCGTTGTCGCGCAGCACGTACCAAGTGCCTTGTGCCAGGTAGCTCAACGTGAGGGTGCGCGGCGCGATTTTGTCCTCGATCACGAAGGAGTAGGAAAGCGAGCGGGACTCGGGCGTCACGAGGATCGCGCGCTGGTCAGAAATCAGGTCGGGCACGGCGGCCGGCACAAAGGTCACGGCATGCGTCCCGGGCGACGAGCCGAAGACGTTGGTGGACAGTGACACGATGCCGTTGTCGTAATCCACCAGCCCGACTTCGACACTGCCGTTCAACAGCCGCCCGCCGTTGTCCACCAGGGTCGCGCCGCCGCGCGCGATTGACAGGCTGCCAGGGTAGATCGGCGCGCCGACGTACAAGTTCTGCGCAGTAGTGAAGCCCAGCGTCATCGACTGCGTAACCGGCGAGCCGGTGGCCGCAAGAGCGGCCGACAGGCCATTGGCCCGAACGTCGCTGATCGGCGTTTCAGTTTGGGCGGACGGCACCAACTGGCTGAAGATCGACTCGGCCTGCACCGTGAAGTCGCCAAGCGCCGCAGTCGCCACCAGCGGGCTCACCCCGACGTAGGTGCCGGCGTCCGCCACCACGGTCTCCCGGATCTTGGTGGCGGTAGCCAGGCGCGTGAAAGTGCGAGTGGCCGGCGAGCCCGCGAAGTCCGAGCGCAGTGCGTCGCTGATTTCCAGCGACACGATGGCGGCCTTGTAGTCCTTGTCCGTGTCGTAGGTGAAGGTCCGCTCGACGACCGTGACCTTGGTGGCCCGGACGTACTGTTCGGTTTCGGTCCCAAGGCCCTCGTCGTGGACCAGCACCACGGTCTGCCCAACCACGGGCACCACATCGCTGGGCCGCTGGAACAGTTGGATGATGCGTTGGCCCGCGATGTGATTCTCGTAGAGGAACCCTGCGGCCTCTGGCCCCTTGTTGAGATACGCCTCGACGCGCGACTGCGCCTCCTGGCGCGTGTCGAACGCCAGCCCATTGGAGAACAGCGTCACGCTCACCAGCGGGTCTTCGGGCGGCTCGGCGACGATGACATTCGCGCCGAAGTAGGTGTCTGTGTCGTCGGTCTGTACGGCAGCGAAGGTCTTGCGCAGCGAGACGCGGCCACCCGCGCGGTCGAGTTCCGAGATGTCGGGGAAGATCGAATTGCTCACCCCATCTTCGATCTGGTTGCCGCTGATTGCGCCGCCGCCCTGATCGGAGTCGGTCATGATCGCCGACTTCAACAATTTCACATCACCAGATTGGATCGGCATATCATAGTTCCATGAGTCGAATGGTGCAGCGGTAGTAGTCGCCGCTGTCCACATCGTTGAAATGCACTACCGGCGATGCTTCGAGCGCCGAGCCGTCGTGATGCCGAAACATCACACTGCGAGTAGTCCCTCGAAGTGTAAGGGTCGCTGTTTTGCCAGGAACTGCGGCCCAATTTCGCAACTGCTCCAGCACTGAGCGCGTCACCCACGCACTACCCTCGTCTTCGGGCTTCAGCGTGATCAGCCGGCCGCCGCTGCGCGACGCGACGTTGACGATCAGCGCCCCGGTGATGGTCCGCTCGATGCTCTGCTCGACCGGCGCCCACGATGCCTCGTCCTCCCAATAGAGGTCAGACGGTAGCGTTATGGTTGTGGTCCCGTCGTTGAGTGAGATGGTCATTAGGTCGCCCTCGTTTGTGAGTTGGTGAGTTCGCGCAGCAGACCTTCGAGAGCATTTACGTCACTCTGACTGCTTACGTTTACCGTTCGGCTGGTGCCGTTGAGATTGATCGTTACGGGGCGCGGTGCATTCGTCTGCGGCTGCTGCGTCGTGGTGTTCTGCGGCGTGTTGGTCGTTGTCTTCGCCGACTCAGGCGGCGCATTGCGCATGATCTTTTCAACTTCACGCCGCGCGGCTTCGTACATGTCGATGCCGTCGATGTTGCTGCGCATGTTGTTGGCCTGGAGCTGCTGCTTGTAGTTGCCGAACTCGTCGAAGCCCTTGTCTGAGATCTCTCGTGCCTGTGCATCGGAGACGCCCATTTGCTTCGTGAAGTTGTAGAGCGACATCCAAGTCGGCATGGCGGCAGACACAGCGTTACCCTTCGCGTCGCTCGACCAACCCTCCTTGTTGACGAACCCGCCACCGGAGCGCCGCACGCCGTCAGCCAGCTTCTCCTGGCGCTCCAGGGCGTCGTTCTCGCGCTGGATAGCGTCGGCATTTGTGGACCGGCTCTGCGACTCGCGGGCGATCATCCCGCTCGCGTTGTTCGACGATGCGGCGTTCGACTCTTTCGCAGCCGTGCCCTCGCGCAGCGCCTGAATCTCGCGCAGCAGGATGTCAACGCCCTGCCCGCGCGCCTTGGCCTCCATGACCTTGGCCTCGGCCACCTTGATCGACGTTTCCAACTCGATCCGCTTGACCGCGTTCAGCGGCTCGGTCGCCTTGAGTTCTTCCAGCTTCGCCTTGCTCACCGCGATCGTGCCCTCGGCCTCGGCCGTCTGCATCGCAGTCGTTGCCTTGAGGATGGCGATCTCGATGTTCTTGGCCTCGATCTTGGCGTAGGTGAGCAGGTTCTCGTCGCCCACCGCTTTGGCCGTGGCCTCCAGCGATCGAATCTGCGCGGCCCGCACGTTCAAGCCGGCCAGGGTGATCTGGTAGTCGGCCTGCTTCGAGTCGTTGTTGGCCTGCAGCTTCGCGGTCGTGTCCGAGAGCGCATCGCGGTACAGCACCGTCGTGCGGGCGGCTTCCTCGTTCGCGGCCGCCACCTCTTGCGTCGTGGCGATGCCGAGGCGCTGGTTCGCCACCGTGAGATTCGCGGCCTCGTTTGCCAGCTCCATCGCCCGGCGCAGTTGCTCGACCGCACCCGAGTTGTCGCGGTAGGTCTGCACCAGCAGCTCGCGCTGCTGGCGCTCGATGCGCGCACCCTCGGCGGCGCTGCGTGCAGCGGCGGCTTCTTCCTGCGACGTGTCGGCCTTCTTCTTGATGGACTCGATCTCCTGTCGGCGCTTCTCAAGCGATCCGTCCTGGGCCAGCGCCAGCTTCACCATCTCGTTGAGCTGCACGGTGATGACGGCGGCCTCGGCCTCGCGTGCCTTCGCCACGGCGGCCAGCGCCGACTCATTGATGGTCGCTGCCCTGGCCTCGGATTCGAGCTTTGCCACCGAGTCGCCGCGCAGAGCACCCAACCGAGACACGGCCTCGGCCTCGTGCTCGGCCGCTGTCCTTGCCTTCTCGGAGACCGCGACGGCCTGCTCCTGGGTGTCGCGGAGCTTCAGCATCTCGACGTTCAACTGCACCCACTTCGAGCCGGCCTCGCGGCTCGCGTCGCCAGTGATCTGCAGCGCCTTTGCCGCCGCCGACTGCCCGGCCTGCACGCCGAGCGCGGCCTGGGCGCTCTCCTGCAGCGCCGTGGTGTTGAGCTTCAGCGCGTCGGACGTAGCCAGCGCCGACGAGCTGAAATCCCTGTTCGCCAATCCGGCAGTAGTGAGCTTGGCTCGCAGTTCCTCCGTCGGGTTCAGCATGTAGGCGATTGCCAGCCGCTGTTCCTCCAGGCGGGAGTTCGTCTTGGCGACTTCCTCGTTGAAGAATTCAAGCGCCTGCGCGCCGCGCCCTGCCAGCGTCTCGTAGAAGACGATCACTCCGCGCGTGATCGTCATCACCCCCTCGTACATTTGGCTGAAGCCCAGGGTGACGACACTCACGACGACGCCGAGCCCCTTCAGGCCAAGCGTCAGAATCTGAACCCAGCCGGCGTCGCCCGCGTTGGTCGCCGTGATGGTCAGGACGTTCTTGAACCGCTCCCACGTCTGCCGCAGGCCGTCTGTCTCCCCCTGCAGCGTGGACAGGCCCTTGGCGAACGCCGGGAAGAAGTCGCGCGCGGCGAGCTTGCCGCTCTCGACCAACTTGACCAGCTCGGCGTCGGTGATCCCGAGACCCTTTGCCGTGAGCGACAGCGCGCCAGGCACGGCATCGCCGAGCTGCTGCCGCAGTTCTTCCATCGACACGACGCCCTTTGAAGCGATCTGGCCGAGGGCATTGAGCGCAAGGCTGGTCTTCTCGGCGCCGAGCCCGAGCGACGAGGCGGCCAGCGTCACGGACCGGAACACCTCGTCGGTGGTCTTGAGGTCAATATTCGACGAGCGCGTGGCCGCTGCGAACTTCACGAAGTCGTCGGTGATGCCCGAGATCGACACGCCGGCCGTGGTCGCCGTCTTGCGCAGAAAGTCGATCTGCTGGGCCGTGATCTCGGTGTCCTTATAGACGGCGTTGAGCGCCCTGCGCATTGAGTCAGCTTGCACGTTGACCGCAACAAACTCGCGGCCCATCTCCTTGACCTTCTCGACCAAGTAGCCGATGCCGTCAGCAATGAGGTTGCCTGCCGCAATCTGGCCCATCGAGTTCGAGAACAGCTTGGCGGCCTTGTCCGCAAGCGTGAGCTGCCCGGTGGCCTCGCGGAGCTGCCGCTCCAACTCGGCGATGCGCGCGTTGCCGGCAGCCATCGCGCTTGCCAGCTCGCCCCCGGTGAGCCCGGCCTGCGTGCCGAGGGTCTGCATCGCGGCCCTGACCTGATCGATCTCTGCCCGCAGGCCGCTGGCGCTGCGAGCGCCAACCGTATCGAACGCATTTCCCAGGCGCTTGGCCGATTCCGCTGCAGCTTCTGAGGCCAGGTTCGCCTCGCGCAGCGCCTGCTCCCAAAACTGCACGTACTCGGCTGCCGTGCGCAGACGCTCGGCCTCGGCCAGTTGCTGCGTGAATGCCTTTTGGTCGGCCAGCTCTTTGGCAGCAAGGTCCGCCTCGCGCAGCGCCTGCTCCCAAAACTGCACGTAGTCGGCTGCCTCGCGCAGTCGCTGCGCTTCATCGATCTGCCGCTGGAACGCCTGCTGGTCCGCCATCTCTTTCGCGGCCAGGTCGGCGTCGCGCAGCGCCTGCTCCCAAAACTGGACGTACTCAGCGGACTCACGCAAGCGCTTGGCCTCGTCAATCTGGCGCTGGAAGCCAACCCCGTCGAGCGCGCCGGCCGCTCGCGTGGCGCTCGCGCCGGTCTCGTTGAGCGCCTTGATCAGCTCGGCCTGGGCCGTAGCCATGTTCTCGGTCGAAACACCGAGTTGCGCCGCTGCGGCGCTTTGGAGATCGAGCGCGCGCTGCTGGTCGGCCAGCGCCGTGGATACCTGGGCGAGCGACTTGGCCGACTTGTTGTACTGCGCCTCCAGACGTTGCTCCGCACCCGCCGATTCGGCCAGGGCGGCATTCGCGTTGCGCCGGGCCGAGACCAGATCAACCAGCGACTTCGCATTCGTCGCCTGCTTGTCGATCAGGTCGTTCAGCGCCGCCTTGTATTCTCTCGTCTTCTTGCCCGCCAGGTCGTACTCGGTGTTGAGCTTGCGCAGTGCGGCGGCCAGGTCTTGTTTGACCTTCTTCGCGTTGTCCACTTCGGCGGCGGCCGCGCGCTGGGCCTCCGCATCGCGCGTGGTGGCCTCGCGCGCCAGGTCAAGCGCCACCCGGAGTTCATCGACACGCTGCGTGGCCTGCTGCTGCTTGCCGGCCAGCTCGCCCATCGTCGCCGACAGTTCTTCGAACGTGCGCAGAGCGTTGGCCTGTTCGCCGAGCCGCCCGATCTCGTCGGCGAGCCGCTGGAACTCTGGCGCGGCGTCGCCACCCTCTCGCGCTAGTCGCGCCACGCTGTCTTGCAGCTTCTTGATCTCGTCAGCCCCGAGCGTTTCGACGCTCAGGGTCATCTTCACGTCGCGGGTGTTGCTGGTCGCCATGTTGATCGGTCCTTCTCAAACAAAAACCCGCCAGAGCCTCACGGTCCTGGCGGGTTTGGGTGCGGGCCGGAGCCCGCCGCGCCGTCGCGGTGGCTTAACGCTGCAGCACCACAGTGAAGGGCTCGGTGAAGCCAGCCGGCGTCTTCATGCTGCCCGGCAGGGTCACGGACGAGAAATCGTCCTGCAGGAAGTCGAAGGCAGAGTCGGCGGCGATCACGGCTTCGTGGACCGTTACGACATACGGCAGGTCATCGGCGAAGTTCTTGCCGACCAGCTTGAACTTGGCGCGCAACTGTGCGTTGGTGGCACCCTTGATCTCGTCGCCCGTGGTCGAGGCGTAGGCACCGGAGACCTTGATCGTGTTGCCGGCCACGACGCTGTTGTCGTTGGTCGAGAGCACCTTGACCCAGCCGAGCTGCTTGTCCACGATGAAGTCGATGCCCTCGGTCAGATCAATGTCGGCCGAGGTCTTCGCGGTGATCGCGGTGAACGACGCTTTCGACAGCGGATACCAAGTATCCAGGGTAGTGATGGTCACGACTTCGTTGGTGAGCGTGCCGCCAGTCTGCGAGACGGCGGCGACGGTGCCCAGCAGCGCGATCGACAGCGATTCCTTGTTGATTTCCGGCAGCTCGACGGTCAGGTCCGCCGGCTTCGGGATCGCCACGGTCTCGATGACCTGGCCGTAGGTCGAGCGACCCTTCGAGGTCATCTGCTTGATGTCCACGTTCGGCTTGATCTCGAACTTGGTGCATTCGTAGGGGCCTTGCCAAGCCTGCAAAGTACCGCCGACATACCGTGCGATATACAGGTCGCCGGCACCCAAGAATCCGCGTGCTGCCATTTGATCTACTCCTTCTGTGCCAGTTCGGGCAATTTGGCTTCATTAGCCGTTACGATGCGAAGTTTGCCGAGGTTGCTCATTGCAAGCCTGCGGCACCATTTCGCGCTATGGGTTCGCCAAGTCCTCGGCGAACGAGACATCGATCATCACCCGGGCCTGCACGAGCGCAACGCCATCGGGGCGCGGCCCGATGTCGCGGCCCAAATACGAGACCTCGGCCACCTTGCCGTCGAAAGTGCGGCCGCCCTTGAACAGCACGCGCTTGATGTCGCGGATCATCGCGTGCGCGGCGTCGTTGGGGTTGTCCGGGTCGCAGGCGCTGAAGGCGTCGATGTAGTACGTCTGGCGCACCTTCACCAGCGCGGTCTGCGAGCGGCCCGCCGTATCCTCGATCTCGTCTGCGCCTTCGATCAGGATGCAGCACGGCACCTCGTCTTCCATCGGCAGCTTGCGCTTGCCGCGATGCACGGTGCTGCCGATGTCGGACTCGTGCCCGTTGGCAACCAATATGCCGGCCAGGCGCGAGGTGATCTCGATCGCCACGTCGGCGGCCTTGACGAAGACTGTCATGAGAGTGCCTTTTCGAATTCCTTGCGGGCCATCTCCACGACCGCCGATTCGAGGTCATCCATGACCCGCTCCTGAATCTGCCCGGCCGTGAAGCGGAACAACTGGTAAACGGACGGCCCGAGCACAGGCTCGATTGCCTGGCGAGGCGTCTTGCGCCGGCCCTTGTCGCGCGGGTTCTTCGGGGTGCCCGGCACGCCGAGCCCACGGAAGACGATCGGGTTGCCGCTCCTGTCCTTGATAGACGGGATGACGAACTTCTTGCCCACTGATTTCACGTCGCCGCGCGTCACCTCCGCAGCCATCACGCCAGCCTTCTGGCCGACCGGGAACTTGCGCCCTGGATCGCCCTGCGCGCGCTCAGGGTGCTTTACCGGCTGCATGAAGCGCACGGCGCCGTAGCGGCTCAGATTCGAGAATGCGGACTTTCCGCGAACCGGCGTGACGATCTCGGCCACCGGCTTCTTTCCTGTCGCGTGAACTACCTCGAACCTCGATTCGAGGTAGTCGCGGTCGAGGTTGATGCCGGAGAGGATGGACCTGCGCGCGAGGTCATAGGTGCGATCTGCGACATCGTTGACCGTCTCGACGAGCCGCTGCCCGAGCGCGTCGGCGTCGAACTGGCCGAGGCTGTCAGCAAGTTCCTCGATCTGGCTGGCATCCAGCTTGACGTTGAAGATTCCAAGCCGAGCCATCTCATGCCTTTCTGAGCACGAATCTGCGGAAAGCGCCGCGATCCTCCAGCAGCACGTCGAGCACAAAGTTGCCGTCCGGGTGCGCGAGCGTGTCGCCGACCTTGGGGTTGTAGCCCGAGTCGATCGTCGCAACGTCCCGGTGGACGACCGCATACTGCTCGCGGGCCGTGTCGGACTCCAGACCTTCCAACTGAACACCGCGCTCGATGTTCACTTGGCAGGCTTCGCTACCGCGCAAAAGGGCGCTCTCCCCCAACAGGGAGAGCGCACTCTTGGTCGCCCTGGCGAACAGGTTAAGCATTGGTCAGCTTGATGACCGCTTCCGGCCGGGTGCAGAGCGTGATCGGGTTCGACTGAGATTCCAGCTCGATGCCCTTGTTCATGCGCATGGCTTCCTGCTTGGCATAGTACGGGAGGCCCATCGTATTGACGGTCTCCATGTAGTCGGCCGGAGCGAAGTCGCTCGTGAACAGACCCGGAACGCCAACCGGGAAGGCGTAGGCTTCACCAGCGGCCAGGAAGTCGGTGCCGCCCACACCGCCCGAGTATTCCTCGAAGGTGACGCCCGCCATCTCGAACACGCCGTTCGGATCGGTGCGCGCGAAGCTGTTGGCGGCCTGCAGCTCGAACGCCTTTTCGACCGCGCTGTGCCCGATCAGATCGTCGAAGAACGAGCTGGAGCACAGGACATGCACGCGCTGATAGGCCAGGCCACCCAGCTTGTTCTGCACGGCGCGCTTGAGGTCCAGAATCTTCTGCTTGACCTTGGTGGACGTGGTGCTCAGGGCGAAGTTCTGCACGGTTTGGGTCATGCCGAACACATCGTACACGTTCAGCAGAGTCGAACCGTCCGCGTCCTTGACCAAACCACGGATGGCACCGACGCGGTGGTATTCCAGCGTCAGGTCCAGTTGCCGCTTCATCTTGTTCAGCTTCTTGGTCACGAGGTTCGTGACCGCCTCGACCTCGGTCTCCGAGCCGAAAGCGCGCACGTTCTGCACCTCGTCGGCCAGCACCGAGCCGCGCTGCGGCAAGTGGATCGCCTTCACCGGGATCAGGACGCGACCCTTGGTGGTCACGGGCTCACCGGACGAACCGCGCTCGGCGCTCGGCACCAGGCGCAGCGTGTCGCCCGTGCGCTCGATCATCATGGTCGTGGTGGGGATGCCGTTTTCTTCGAACAGCCCCAGCTCGCCGATGCGAGTCGGGACGCGCGGCAGATCGACCAGCGTCCGGGTCAGGTTGGTGACGCTGAATGCGTCGTTGTTGAAGATGTCGAGAGATGCCATTTTGATTTTCTCCTGCTGGCCGATTACTTGGTCGTGTAGGTGCCACGGACGATGACGCCCTTGGCCGCGAGGTCCGCTTCCGCGTTGGCGTTCAGGCCCGTCAGGGCCGCGCGCACCACTTCGCAGTCGCGCACGAACATCACGGCGGACACATCGCCAGTGCCGATCGGCAGGGCGGTGTAGAGGATGCCCGAGGCGGTCTCGGTGCCATCGGTGCCGGAGTCGTCATAGGCCACCCACTTGCCGGTGGCGGTCAGCTTGGACATCACCGTGCCCGACTTCAGCGCGCTGGCGCCGAGGGTGACGGTCACTTCTTCACGGCTGATAAAGCCATTGCCTTCGGAGAGGACGAATTCCTCCACGCGAGGGACGGAGGTCAGGGTAGTGGTCATTTCTTGGTCCTTTCTTTACGACCGTTGGTGTGGGAAGCCCAAAGAGCGGCGGTCGTAGCAGGCTTCGCATCGCCGGTCGGTTGCTCGTTGGTAGTGGATCGCGCCGTGCTGGTGTGCGTATCGGCGTCGTGTTCGGCGAGGGCCTGAACGAGTGCTGCGCGAACCGCCGAGACGGGCATGCCCGCGCGAATCGATGCGTCCGCCATCGCGGGATTCTTCGCCACCGCGCACAGCGCCACGATCTCGCGCGCATCGGCGATGCGCGAATCGACCTGGGCGAGCGAGTCGCAGGTAACTGCCCACATGGCCGCATAACCGCCCATGTCGGCCGCCTTCGCACGTGCCTCGATCTGGTCGGCCAGCGCCACGTTCACTGCCGGGACCGGAGCGGCCGCAGCCGGATCGGCCGGCGCCGTCAGCGCGAAGACCGCCTTGACGGCCTCCGGCAGCTCCGCGCGCGCCATGTCAAAGCGCGCGTTGGCGGTGATGTCGGAGACGACCTCGGTTGCGAAGCCCAGGGCCAAGGCCTCGTCGGCGGTGAGCCACGTATCCTTCGCCAGCAACGGTGCGATCTCGTCTTCGGGCTTGCCGGTGCGAGCGACATAGGTCGCCAGCAGCGAGCTACCGATCTTGTCGAGCACGTCGGCCTGCTGACGCAGTTCCTCGGCGTTGCCCATCGCAAACGACCACGGGTTATGCACCATCATGAACGTGTTTTTGGGCATCACGATCTTGTCGCCGGCCATCGCAATCAGCGACGCGGCGCTTGCGGCAACGCCCATGACTTTCACGACGATCTCTTTGCCGGAGCCTTTGAGCGCGTTGTAGATCGCCAGGCCGGCAAACACGTCGCCGCCCGGAGAGTTGATCTCGACGTTCAGTACAGCGCTCTTGACTGCACCCAGGTCCTTGATGAAGTCCTTAGCTTGCACGCCCCAAAAACCGATCTCGTCGTAGATCGACAAAACCGCAGGCGTGTCGTCGGCCGACGCGAGGTTTTTGAATGCGAAGCACGGGCGCATGTGCGAATCCTTTACTAATTGAGGCGAACTGTATTCGCACCTCAAGTTGGGGGCCTGCGGCACGATTTCGCGCGCATGCACAGCGCTCCCAATGCAGCTACTTCGACGCTGCTCGGCAGCGATCGCGCCGGGCGAGGTTTCGCAACCAGACCCCGGAGCAAACCTTGTTTCCCGGTGTCGAGCAGTCGTAGCCGCCGCTGAATCGATAGAGCGTGTACGCCTCGCACGACTGCGCGTAATCGCCAGCATTCGCGTGGCGCACCATCGACGACTTGCAGGTCGCAGATGCGCCGTACTGGTAAGCAAAATCGACGAGCGTGTCGTATTCGGCTTGGTGCAGCGGCGCGGTGAGACAGGACTTCAAGCCGGTCTCGCCCTTGGCGATGTGCGCGGCGCTGCGTTGAACGGCGCGCACGGGGTCGATGGTGTCACCCATCTCGACGCGCGTGCCGTCCTCTCGGAAGGTGCTGCCGAACCCGACGGTCGGGCGGTCGTTCTTCGTCGGGATCACAGCAGAGGTCGTGTAGCCTTCCTCCGAAACGATCCCGACGAATGCAGCAGCCGACAAGGCCAGCGATGCGACGACGATGCGGCTGCTGCGGCTCACAGGTCGCTCTGCGGCACAACGCGCGCCACGATGGCGCCGATAGCTGAGATCGCTGTGAGCGCGCTCACTGCGCCATGCGGGAGGACAGTTGCGAGCACCGGCAGCGCGGCGTCGATGACCTGCAGCACGACGGTCAAGCTCATGAGTCGCACCGACCACGCTTTCGTGATGATCGACTGCCAGTTGTCGTAGAGCTTCATGGTTTCATCCAAAAGAGTTGAAAGAGGCGCGGAAAGATCATCCAGAACAGGATCATTTGCGGTGCTCCAAGGGAAATTGAGTCAGCCGGGTCTCGGTTGACCATGCCGGGTGGCAACTGTGAAGGGCAGACATGCGAATCGCTGCCGCTTGCGATCTAATCGGTAGCTCGATACGCCACGGACCCCATGCTTGAGTTCCAGTGGGTCGGGTCGCCTTGTGGTTAGCGGTGTCCATGAACTGCAATGGCAGTTCGACCCATGTCGATCCATCCCAGGCTTCAGTCGATACACCGACAAACTTGCACGCGCGTGTTTTGCGCATGTAGCCTCGGACGAACATCGAGTCGCCTTCGTACTGGATTTCCGAGATCACGAAGTCTCGAATCACCGGGTAAACTGCCCGCTCCGCGAAGTTGAGCAAGAAGACGATCAGAATCCCCAGGACAAACGGCCAGAACCGCAGGGCCAGCACTACGGAACGGCTCATTTGCGGATTGCTCCCTTGGCGTATTCCCAAACGCACACGGCAACTAAGATCGCCAAGCTCCAGACAATTCCACCGATCGTCTTCTCCAGAACGCTCTGCTGCAGTTGGCTTCTTGCAATAGCAGCTTTGATGAACGCTTCATGAGCAACGCGATGCCCTGCCGCATCACCATTTGGAAAGCTGTCCTTCAACTGCTTATTGAGTTCGGAAACTTTCTCGTCGATGAAATGCTTGATCGTCGAGTCGTAACACTCGACTGCTTCCTCGATAGAGGTTTCGATCATTCTTGCAGCCTGATCCTCGGTCAGCAGACGCTTTACGCACGTATCGCACGCACCCTCAACTTCGCGGGACTTCGGCTGCGGCACGAATTTGTCGTTCATGGCGCGGCGATATTCTTGTTGACGAATGCCTGAAGTCTCGCGCACGCGAGCGAATCACGCCTGCGGCCATATTTCGCAGTTAGGAAAGCAAAAAGAGGAAGATCGCGTCGTCGTCGGTGTCGCGGCGCTTGCGCTTCTTCTTCCGCTCGGGCGCTGGCACCCACGCAGCAGTCAGACCAGGCTCGCCTTGCGCCTCGTCGTCCTCGACGAAGCCCTGGAGCGCGAATACTGCCGGGCCGAAGCCGACCCCCTGCAGTGCGATGGCGAGCGGGTCTAGCATTACGAGCGTGTGACTGTCGTGATACCGCCCGGGGCAGTGACTACCGTTTGCACGATGTCGCCGGCCCGGCGCTCCGTGGCGGACACTTGGAGGGGTGCTGTCTTGATCAGGCCGTGCAGCTTTGCCAGCTCGGAGACCCACTTGTAGAGGTCCCGCATCTCGCGGTCTGAGAGCGGCAAGGCGGCGGCCTCGACGACGCCTTCAGCGGCGGCCGTGTCGGCCCCCTCGTCCGCAGACAGGCCGCCGAGAACGAGCACGAATCCCGATGCGCTGGCGCTGTCCGACGCTTCACTGGCCGCTACCACGCCGGCCACGCGCACGGCGCCCGCCGCGCTCGCGGTGTCAGCGCCGGCCTCTTGCGCAGCAATTGCGCCAGCCACACGCACAGCACCCGACGCGCTGGCGCTGTCCTCACCGGCCTCTTGCGAAGACAGCACACCTGCCGAGACACGGCCGCCAGACGCCGCCATGCCATCCTGACCCGTCTCTTGCACTGCCACGGCGCCAGAGACGAGCACGGCACCCTGGGCGCTGGCGGTGTCATCGCCCGCCTCTTGCGCAGCGATTGCTCCGGCCACGCGCACAGCGCCCTGGGCGCTGGCGGTGTCAGCGCCGGACTCTTGGGCGGCCAGTCGTCCGCCAGACAGCACTAGCCCGGCAACGGCAGCCTCGTCCGCGCCAGATTCCGAGGCCACCAGGGTGCCCTGGACGAACACCCAACCCGCGCAGTCCGCTGAGTCACCGCCAGCCTCGGACACCGCCAGGGTGCCGGCCACGCGCACGGCGCCCGACGCGCTGGCGCTGTCGTACCCGCTCTCGACCGCCGCCACGGACCCGCTCGTCAGCACCTGCCCGGTCAGCGCAGCCGTGTCAAGCCCGGCTTCGCTGGCTGTGACCGAGCCAGTGACATCCCCGCCCGTGCTTGACACCGGAACCCAAATGCGTCGTTGCAGGGGCTTGAAAATCTGCCAAGGGTTCTCGGATAGCGCCTTGATTTCGGCATCGCTGCGCGCGCGCGTTCCGTCAAAGTATAGGAAGCACGACGACCCAGACCATGCCGCCGTGCCACCCTGTCCGCCAAGGAACTGCAACGCCACTTGCGTACCAGAAAGCGTAGCCGCGTGATCGCTTCTGGAGTTCTCAAGCACCCCGTTGCGAAAAATCTTGCTTGTCGTAGTAGCAGCCTGCCAGCTACCCGCTATGACGACTTCTTTACCTGCCGTGAATCCGCCTGCCCATTTTAGCGTTCGAAAACTACCGCCCGAGTAAATGGTTAGCGCGCCAGCAAAATTGTTGTCTTGGTGGTTCCAGTTGAGCGTAATCCCCCCGGTCTGCAAGAACGAACTGTAGTTGGCGTTTGTTGGCGCTGCTGCCGGCGTGATTACGGCCACGAACGTGGCGGCACTGAATGATGTGGCCGGTACGTCCGTCTGAATATACTGACCCGTTGTGGCGATGGCTACACCTGAAGCCTCGATGGCCTTTGTCGGCGCACCGCCGCTACCGGAAAACGAGATACCCTTTCCCGTGACAAAGTTCCGATCTGGCGTCCAAACCCCACTGAGAGTTCGGGCCGGGGCCAGCGGATTGCCCCAGTCGATCTCGACCGCACCTTGCGGCTGGACTACCCGACGCCAGGGGAGAATCAAGTGGGCCATTATGGTGTCCGATCAGGCCGCGTTGCCGACGTAAGCGGTGTAGTTGACTGCGTGGCCCGACGAAGCCAGCGCCGCGCCCGAGTCATTCTTGACCACGACCTTGAAATACGGTGGCACATAGCCCAGGGCACCCATAACGCTGTACGCGCCGCGCTGTTGCGCCGAGCTGGTGCCCAACGGCAACGTGCCGAGAAAGCGCAGATTTGTCTCATCAGTCGTGGTCGTCCCGCTTTCCGGACCCGTGCTGAAGTTCGTGTTGTCGAAGCTCACCTTCAAGAACACGACGAGCTGCTTGTTGCCCGACACCGTGCCGGGCGTTGCCTCGACTTCGATCACCACGTCCAGCGGGTCGGTGGCGCTCACGTCGATGGTGCCGGCGCTGACGTAGGTCGCGCTGGCGAGCGAGTTGAGCGCGCTGCTCGTGAGGTTGGTGCGGCTACCTGCCGCCGCGGTAATCGTCGTCATCTCACAGACCCTCCATCGCCGACGCGACTTCCTGCACGCTAACCGGGTCAGGCTCGACGGCCAGGCCCTTCAGAAGCTCGGCATGGGCCGAGGTCATCACGCCGTCGATTGCCAACTGGTCGATCAACTGGCGCACAACCGGGCTACCGAAATCGAGTTGCCCGCGATCCAGCAGCACCCAACCCCAACGGATCGCCGGCACCGTGGTGCGCAGCGCGTCAAGAGCATCGAGCAGCGCCGGACCATCGACCGGGCCAAGATGCCGCAGCACCGTGCCAATGCCGCCGATGCGCTCTACGATTTTCGTGCGCCCTTCGGACACCAGCGCAGCGATGGCACCGTGCTCCTTCGAGGCAATCAGTTCCGGCGAGCACTTCGCCTGGATTTCAGCGAGTAGCGTCATGCGACGTACCTCCATTTGATCAAGTGATAGGCGCCGGTCGGACCGTGGCGCCACGGCTGCGGAACGCCCAACGCAGCGAGATTCGATTCCGAGCAGAACCAGCGCGCGCTCGACTCGCGCACGAGCGGAGCCAGGAATCGCAGGTTCCCGCGCCAGTCATACGCATGACCCTGGTGGGCCTCGTACCAGTTGACGACCTGCTGAAGCAGCCCATTGGACAACGGCAGGAAGTCGAAATGCGCTGGGTCGAGGTGCAACTTGCGCATGACTACCCCGCTACCAGGGACGGAGCTGCAGCACGTTCCGTCAGGGAGCTGAATCTCGGTGTGGCTGTATGGTCCGTGGTCGAGCAGCGCGGCAACCGGCGCGACCAACTTCATCGGACCGACACGGCCCGAATGCTGGAACGCCATGCGCAGCCCGGTCATGATCAGGCGTGCGTGATGGTGGCGCTGGTGAGCGTCACGGTCTGGCCGGCAGTGATGCTCACGCTGTCGAGGATCACATCGGTGCCCGACGTGCCCACGGTCAGGCCGGTCAGGATGTCGGTGCCGCCCGAGGCAGTGCGAATGCGCGCGGCCGCTGCAGTGCCGGTGTTGTCGGCCGACGTGTCGCTGCTCGGGAAGCCCGAGAAGGTCAGCACCCCGCCGGAAGTGGTCCCGGCCGGGTTGGCAAGCGGAATCGTCGCCAGCACGGTTCCCATGCCGGTGGTGCCGATTTCCAGCACGCCGGCTGTGCCGATGGCAGTGACGACGGCGCCCAGGCGCGCGTTCTTGACTGCGGTCGTGTAGTTGACGGACATGGTTTCTCCTTATTGCGCCGGGTCGGCGTCGGTTTCGATCTGAGTTGCGCGCACGATGTTCCCGCTCGAATCGCGCACGATGGTCGTGTCGGTCTTGCGCGCCGGGATGTTCACGTTGACCTCGGCGGGTTGCACGTCGTTGTGAACTTCCACGGTCGGCGCGGCCACCGAGACGTTGAGCGGCGTGGGCTCGACGTTGTTCTGCACCGAGACGTTGAGTGGCGTCGGCTCGATGTTGTTCTGCACGGTCACGGCGCTCGGTTGGACCGAGTTCTCCACGACCGTCTGCGGGATGTGGTTGTTGATGGTCAACTGCACCGGGTCAGCAGGCTTCTGGTTCAGCGCGGCCATCGCGGCTTGCATCGCCTCCTGCTGGCCGCGCATTTGCTCCTGTAGCGAGGCCAGGATCGCCAAGGCCCGGACTTGTTGATCCTGCTGCTGCTGTTGCTGCTGCTGGTCAGACTGCTGCTGTTGGTCCGCCGTCGCAGAGGCAGCGGCAGCCGCAGGATCGACACTGAGGCCGAGGTCTTCGGCGCGCTTCTTGTCCGCTGCGCGCTCGGCATCCACTTCGTCAGGGTCGTCACCGCGATCCGCGATCACGCTCGACCGGCTGCGGAAGCCTGCATCCACCTCAAGCTGCTTGCCCTGCGGGTCTTGAACCGGGTGAATGTGAGCCCAGCCGTGGGTAGCCCACTCGACACGGCGCGCCAGGTCGGCTTCTGCGACGGACACCTTACCCGCGAGCACGGCGGCATCGACGAACCACTCCAGGGTCCGCTGGCAGAACTGCGGAATGATGATCTGCCACTGGCGCTGCTCGGCATGGCGCCGGAAGTCGTTGATGATGATCCGCAGGGTGCGGTCGCTCACCTCCTTGATGTCGCCCGAGAACAGCTCATAGGGCAGTCCGGTCCCAGCAGCGGTGCCCATATGCTGAGTCCGCATGTAGTCGCTGTAGTTGGTCCCGGCCTCGGGCGGGTTGCTCCACGTCACCTCTTGGCCGTCATCGAGTTCTTGCACCAGACCAGGCTGCAGCGCGGCCAGCGGCGTGCCGGTTTCATCGACCTGATACGGCTCGCCGGTCATGCCGTTGATGTCCTCGTCGCCAGTCAGCGGCGGCAGCTTGCGCGTGATGAAGGCCACGATCAGGTTGGCGAGCTGCTGTCGCGTCAGCGTCGCGTCGTCGTAGTTCTCGATGTTCCTCAAGCGCGTGAGGATCGGCGCGAGCATCGACACGCCGCGCAACTGCCCGGCGCGCAACGGCTCGAAGACGTGAATCATGTCGCCGGCCAGCACGCGCACCAGCGCGCCAGGGTCGATGTAGCCCATCGACTTCTCGTTCGGGTGCTCCTTGTGGACCCAATACGCCACCCGGCGCCCGCGTTTGTCCAGCTCGATACCTGAGCGAATCTTGTTGCCGGCCGGCAGACCCTTGTAGGTGTCCGCGTCCAACATCGGGACCATCTCGGCTTCAATGATTTGGTACTGCAGAGGGACCGGCAGGCCGTCGCTCTCAAAGCGCGCTCGGCGCCGCACGAACACCTCGCCAGCATCCAGCAGCGAGCGCGTGCCAAGGGTCTGGAGCCCGTAGTAGTTGAGCACGCAGTCCGCATCGCAGACCTGCACGAAATCGGCCCACAGGTCCTGCAGCTTGCTCTTGCGCTCCGGGCTGGTGATGCGCTTGAAGCGCGGCGTGATGCCGATACCGATCAAGTTCGTGACCCACTTCTGCGTCGCCGACGAGCCCGACCAGTCGTTGCGCGAAGAATCGCGCGAGCGGTTGCGGATTGTCTGCAGCCCCTCGATGGCCCGGTTCGGGCCGCTCGACGGAGGGTTCCATCCGGCAAGGCGCCGGCCCTGCCCGGCCGCGTCGTACTTGGCGCGCGGCTGCAGCACCTGCTTGCCGCTTTGCCCGGGGAGCACGCCCTGGGCTTCCCGGAACATCTCGACGGCCGCGCGCGCGACCAGCGTTTCCTGCTTAGGCGGTCTGCCGCGTGTCGCCATTTAGTATCCCCGGCCGCCGTGAATGAGATAGAACTGCTTGCGGCGGCGGGCGCCCGATTCGGCTGCGGTTTGCGCGTTGAGCTGGCGCTGCGCGTCGTCCCGGGCCTTGATCAGCGATTCCGTGGTGTTGTAGATGACGGTCTGGCCGCCAATGGTCACGGAACGGGCGCCGCTTGCGATCGCGGCGTTCAGTGAGTCGATGTCGGTTTGGGTGACTGCCATAGTGGCCCGATCATCGCGCGTTTGGCGATTGGGACACTGCGGCACAATTTCGTGCGAAATTCAGCGCACGAAGGTCGAATTTCGAGTGAAATTCACCTAGAAGACGGCCTCGTCTTTCCGAGGTGTCATGCAGTACGGTGCAAGCGGGCCGCCAGGCGCCACACATGCTCTGCGGAGCAACGCGCGCATTCGGCGCGCCCCGGGTTCGCATTCACGATCAAGAGTGACGACTGCCCTTTCCCAAAACGAAACACCTCTTTGGCTGCCCTAAAGGAGATATGGCTGTTTCGTCTAGGCAATCGCCACTCGTGATGACACTGAAAACCCTGACATGAAGCAGTCTTTCGCTGTTGAGTGAGGGGTCCATTCCAGTCATGAAACGCTGCCCCGGCGCTAACCCGAGGCGGTTTTCAGTGTCGAGTAAATTATATCGCGTTTGCTAACTTAGCGCAAGAAGCCCGGCACCGACGAACGACGCTGGCGCTTCACCCGCGCGGGCACGATCCTCACCGACTGCTCGGCCACGGTAGCGTCGGCCGAGGCCGGCGCGGGCTCGGCCCGCTCGTTCGCCTTCATCTCGCGGCGGTCTTCAGAAGCCATGACCTCGCTGTTGATCGGCAGCGGCGCCAGCCAGGCGGGCACGACTGACCAGTCCTTAATCTTGTCCAGGCCCAGCCGCAGCATGGCCGCCCGGATCATGCGGCACAGGTCGATCGACTCGTTGCGCTTGCGAACCTGTGCCCAAGTCCCGTTCTTCTGGCGCACCTCGGCCTTCAGCTCATCGAAGAAGGACTGCGGCAGCCAGCCTTCAGGGTTCTGCGTCGGGTGCTTCGGTGCCGGGAAGTGGATGTAGTTCGGCCCAGGCGTTGACCGGCGCAGGCCGGCGTCAACGGCGTCGGTGAGCAGGTTCGGGTTGCAGACGTAGAGCGGCACGTCCGGCCGGTCCTTCGCGCCGCGCTTGCCGACCATCGAGAGCTTCAGGATCGGGGCGCGCGGCGTGCTCGCGCCCTTGTAGAGCATGATCCGATCGCCCAGCTTCTCCGCGCGCACGCGCCGGAACCACTGGTAAGCGTTCGCGGTGACGCCATCTTCGCCGCCAGAGTCAACGACCAGCATCTTGAGCTTGATCTCACGGCCTTCGTCCGGCGTGCGCCAGGTCGCGCGCAGCAGCTTTTCGGTCAGCACGTCCCAATCCTCCGGGTAGGAGGCCGGGTCGATCGGCGCGAAGTCGGAGCCCATGCCCTCGCGCATTGACCGCTTGATCTCGAAGCGATCTATCAGCCACTGCTCCATGTGCGCGCCAACGGCGTGGACCTGAACGATGAAGCGCGAGGTGACGCCGCCCTGCACGTCAACCGCGACGATCACGCAGCGCGCCTCGGCCGGCACGACATACCTCTGGAGCGTCGCGTTCGCGCGGTCCTCCGGCGCGCCAGCGCGCGACTGCGACTCGACGAGGTGGCGCGCGATGTACGGCATGCCCTGGTCGGTGTTCGTCGTCACTTTGAGCGTTTCTTCGGAGCCCGTCAGCGAGTAGTCGCGCAGACCCTGGAGATACCGCTCGATCAGGCTCGACCACTTCTGGTAGGTCGCCGCAACGCCGCCAAGCCAATAGCCGGCGATCGTCGCTGGCGCTGGTTCTCCGTGCTTGGTCCAGTCCGAGTCGATGGTCTGGCCCTCGGCCAGCCATTCGCCTCGCCGGTTGAGGTTCGTCTTCCACTTCGCGTCGATCAGGCTTCCGCAGTGCGGGCAGACGATCCGGCTACCCCACTCGGCGGCCATCTTCGGGATCGACATGTTGCGCACGGCCTCGATCAGCTCAGGCTCGCTGGGCAGGTTGAACAGCCCAAGCCCAGGCGCCGCTTCGAACCCGTCGCGGCAGTCCGGGCATTGCCAGTACCAGCGCCGTCTGTCGCTTCTGTTGTAGAGCCCGAGGATACCCTTCACCGGGGGCGCTTCATGGGGCGTGGCCGGGCGCCAGTTTGGAATCTCGATCTCGATGCCAGGCGAGGACTCGGCCAGGCACATGCCGCGCGAGAGAAACGTGGTCGTCCGTTTGCGCGCCAGGTCGAAAAGCGGCCCTTCCCCATCGACGTTCTCGGCGTTCTCCATCCGGTCGAGATCGGTGATTGCCACGTAGCGATAGGTCGAGCCTGAGACGTTCGACACCGTGGGCCAGGCAATGCGCAGGAACATGCCGTGCCGGAACATCGAGTCGAACGTGTTGCTGTCGATAGCCCGCGTCCCTTTCATCGCGTAGATAGCCGGGCTATTGCGGATCGCTCGATCCACGTCCGTCTTCGAGAACTCGCGGGCCTTCTCCTTCGTCATTTGCACGAACAGCATGTCGCCGGGGTCGTTCACTACCGCATGGCCGAGCCACCCGAGCAACAGGCCCTGCGTCTTTCCAGTGCGGGCCGGGCCGGAGAACACCAGCGCCTCATGCTTGCGGCTGGCGAGCATGTTCATCGGCTCGACCATGTAGGGCGTCTCGGCGGCGCTCCACGGCCCGCCCGCCGCGCCGGGCTGCTTGATGACCAGGCACTCGGCAGCGCCTTGCGCGACCGTCACGCGCTTCGGCGGCTTCAGCGCGCTGTACCCCATGCACATATCGCCGAGCGCGACGGCGTAGCCTTGATCGGTGTTCAAAATCGCGCCCTCATTTGCCAACCCGACCAGGCGGCCTCGATCGATTTCACGCCGTACTGCCCGTTCTCGTCACGCCAAAACAGGCACCCCCGTTTGTTGTCGCCTTCTGCTGGGTCAGACCAACCGTTCAGTTTGAGGTTCTGGTAGTAGCTCCAGATCGAGTCCTCGAACATCGTTCGCTCGATGGCTATGTCAAACATCGTCAGGCTCCCCTGCCAGCATTTGTAGGTCTTTCGACAGGTCTTCCAGACAGGCGTCGATTTCCTGTTCGATCAGCTCGGTGATCTCGGCCGAGGCGTTGAGCTTTCGCTCGATCTTGTCCGGCAGCGATCTCAGCGTTTGAGCCAGTGTGGACAGCAGCGTCGCGGCAGCCTGCTGTACCGATTCGCGCGGCACGTACTCGCCCGACTTCACCTTGAAGTCCAGCTCGTTCAGGTCGGCCTTGGCTTTCTCGTTGCGCGCGCGCTCGCGGTCGTAATCGACCACTTCCTGCGGTTTGACGTAGCCGGGTGGCTTGCGCCCGGCGCCTTCGCGGCGCCCGCCGTAATTCGACGACTTGACGCGGCCGTCTGGCGTGAGTTCGAAGTCTGCGTGCATTAGCAGATTATCGCTGTTTCGCGTCTGCCATACAAGACCGCTTTTTGTTTACTTTACTCTACTGATTAAAGTACACAATACATCTATGCGTGTCCTGAATGGTAGGTGCGAGATGTATCAGGTTTCGAAATTTTCGGGACAGCTTTTTGGCGGGCCTCCGTGTCCC